TCAAACTCTTTCGATTAAATCTCCAATTCTTACTTCACTATTGCTTTTCACTTGGTTAGCAATGATAGGTATACCTGAATAATTAAAGGTTCTATTCATAGTCATTGGATTCTTATTGATTGCGTTAAGAGGATTTCTCTTATTATATATTTTACATACTGACATTTTATCGTATACTTTTGTAACCTCTATTTCATATTTAACACTTGGAATCACTCCTAATTTTTCTCCTGTATAAGGATCGGTTACGAGAGTTCCATTATCTTTATCTGTGATATGAAAACAATCACCAATCTCAACTTTTTTATTTCTTCCTATATTGATTATGATTTCTTTTTCACTTAAAATAGCAGCTACACATTCTTTTTTTTCCTCTTTATTCATATTGTCATCTCCATTTTCATTTTTCGTATAAAAAATAAGGGCACGCTTAAACACACCCTTATTATTCAGTTTTGAACGTTAAAATAACCAAAATCTTTTCTTTTTCTTAGGTTTGTTCTCACCATTTGTTTTAATTGGATAATTAAAATCACTTTTATCTAGTGTTACTTCTAGCTTTAAAGAGTTATTATGATTAGTTGTTTTGTTATTTTGAGTCTTTATAAGACTATTTACAAAAGTTTTTGGATCAATAAACTCATCTTGAATGTAGGCAATCATAAATTGTACAGCACTATCCTTAAGAGAATCACTATAATTTAAGGGTTTAGCAGCATTATACAAATCTTGTTCAAGTTGCGAAATAGTGAACTGCTTATTAGTTAAGGCAGAGCGGTATTTTATTAAATCATTTTGAGGTATATGTGGTCTAAAATTAATATCTCCATACTCGTGATAATTTAGATAATTATTAAAAGATAAAATCGTGTTTATTACATTAGCTGCATTAAAATAATAAAACCCTTGATCAATTTCATGGTTTTTAAAATAGTATCTTGAAATAGTGTCGTTTATTGATCTAATAGAATATATTGCATTTACATCATTTGATTTCATAAGCGACTGAAGTCTTTCGATATAAATACCGGTCAAAATTTCAAAATCATTTTTACCTGGATGAGAAAGGTAATATTGATAAGCATCTTCAAGAGTAACATCATAACCAAATGTAAACTCAGTTAAAAAAGTAGTTTCATCAAATACTTCTTTGTAGTCATGATTAACAGTGTAAACAGCAGGTAAGTACATTCCAGATAGGTCTACATTATTTTCAATGATTCTATTCACTAATTCCGCCTTATTACCAGTAACTTTTAAACTGTTATCTTTTAAGATTTCTTTTAACTCTGGATTTTTTAATTTAGTTAAAGTTATATGATAATCAGTTTTTTCAATAATAACTCCATCATCAATGAGCTTCTTCAAAATTCTCATCGGATTAGTAGAATAAATGTCTGCCCAAAAGTTTTGATTTAGTACAGTACCTTTAGATTTATTTTCAACATAATGCATAACTAATACTTCTAAAGCAGTTAACTTTCTCATCACAAGCCTCCTAATAAATAATTTTACATTTACAATTTCTGTATTTTTAACGGTTCGAATTGAATTAAATATCCTGAATATCTAACATAGAGTCCAAACTTCGCTTTATAATCTTCAATTGCCTCATTGAAATGCACTCGATCTATTTCAAGATGTAGACACATCTCATATATATCTCCCCAAAGACCTTTTTTGTAGCACTCAATAAGTTTTTCTAAAGGTAGTATTAATTTGTGGCCAAAACGTCGAGCTCTTAACTCTTGTCTTGCTGCATCAACATTGTACTGTTTATTGTAGAACGAGAGGACATCACCATAAGAAGTCTCATGATGACCAATTTCTTCAGCTAAGTGACCGTTTTGAATATAATAATTAAGTTTATTTGTTATTGTAATAATCCCGTTAGGATATTCAAAGTATCTTTCGTATAATCCGCCCATCTTAGCAGGCATATCTTCATCATATTCAATTGTCATATTAGGATATGGATCTAACAATCTCTCTCTAAGTTGCATCTTCACAACTCCTTACTTATTGCGGTTTCTTCTTAGGCTGCGTTTCATTTCTATGTATGCTAATATTTCTTCTAGCTCTTCTTCAGTAAGATCATCATCAATATGTGCAGCAATAGTTTCTACAAATTCAGATTTGTTCGATTCAAATCCTAGTAAATATTCCGTAGAAATGTCTAAAGCATTTGCAAAATCTTCAGCTTTATTTAGTGGGAATTCTCTTGTTTTATTTAAATATCGAGATAATGCAGATTTTGCAATTCCTACGCGTCTTGAAAGCTCTGCCGCTGACATTCCCTTATTAGATAACTCGGTTGAAATAATATTAATGATTTCATCATTACTTCTCATGGTTAATCATCCTTTAGTAGTATTCTTATTGATATTTTTATAATATCATCGTTCCCAATTGAATACAATAAAAACTTTATATTATACAAAAAGAATATTATTTATCATTTTTAGTTGACATAAGGGAACGATGGTGTTAAATTTGATTTGTTCCCAAAAAGGAACGAACGGAGGTGAAGTTATGGAATTAAATCTTAACAGATTAAAAGCTGAAAGAATTGCTGCAGGATTAACTCAAGATCAAGTTGCTGAAAAAATGGGGTGGAAAACTAGAACTCCATACGCAAAGAGAGAGAATGGATTAGTTGAAATTGGGGCTAATGAATTCATTAAATTAGCAAGTATATTGGGCTATAACACCAATGAATTAGAAATTTTTTTTACAAAAGATGTTCCCGAAAGAGAACGAACTTTAAATTAACTTAGGAGGATTAATATGAACCAATTAGTTCCTATTCGAGAAGATGAAAATGGAGAAGTAGTAGTGAACGCTAGAACTTTACACAAGGAATTGAAAGTTAAAACTCGATTTAGTTTGTGGGTTGAGCAGAACTTCAAACATTTTAAAAATGGTCGTGATTTTACAAGTGTAGTTTCAACTACGGTTGTTAATAACGGAGCTATTCGTAAATTAGATGATTATGCTCTTACATTAGAAATGGCGAAACATATTTCTATGATGTCAGGGACAGAGAAAGGTTTTGAAGTAAGAGAATATTTCATTCAAGTTGAGAAACATTGGAACAGTCCAGAGATGATTATGAAAAGAGCATTACAGATTGCAGATAAGAAGATTATTTCACTAGAGGAAAAGATAGCACTTGATAAACCTAAAGTATTGTTCGCTGATGCTTTAACTACGAGCAACTCATCAATATTAATTGGCGAACTTGCTAAACTGCTAAAACAAAATGGTGTTGAAATTGGCCAAAATAAACTTTTTGAATGGTTGAGAGCTAACGGATACCTAATCAGAAAGAAAGGTGAATTATATAACTTACCAACTCAATATTCTATGGACTTAGGTTTGATGGATATTAAGAAGAGAGTTATTAACAATGCTGATGGTTCAACTAGAACGACTCGTACAACAAAAGTCACAGGTAAAGGACAACAGTATTTTATTAATAAGTTTTTAAATAGCCAGGTGAGTTAAATGAACAAATTACATTATCAAAAAAACACCCATCAAAGGCCACTTGACGAGTGCTGCGAAATTGATTGGAAACAAGTTGGTGGCCTCAACTTACAACGACTTCACTGGTATCGCGCCCAGTCCTGCACGTTGAATAATTTTCAGTCAAAGTCTAGATGACCAACCACAATCAATAACTTAGATTCCAGTTGTTCATCATACCTAGTTTACGTCTCTTGTTTGACGATGGAGAGCAACAAATGACTCTCAGAATTTAGACCTAATCATTACAGTTTCACAGGGTAACGTAAAACCTCGCATAAGCATGGCATCACGCTCCCTTCGTATAAAGGTAAATAAATTATACATTGAAATATCAATGTAATCAAGAGGTGGAAATATGCTGAATTTAAAAAGATTAAGAGAAGATAAGCAAATTTCAAGATACCAGTTATCTAAATTATCCGGTTTATCTGAGTCAACTATTAGATCAATCGAATTAGAAGTAAATAATCCAGGATTTTTACACGTTAAAAAGATTTGTGAGGCATTAAAAATAAATATTAAAGAAGTGGAGGAAGATAAATGAACAAACTACATTTATTAAAAATAGCCCTCTTAATCGTCGTCTTGGCGGAGGAGATTAAGAGAGCTACAAAAAAAGAAGAATTGTTTGATTTATTAGTTGAAGAAGATGCTCATTCAGGAATTTGTCTTAAACAAATAAATCAGAAAGAGTTAATCCGACAAATAAATAATATTGAAAGAGCAGAAAGTATCAGAGTAGTGTCTACTCATTAAAGATTATCTTTTAGATGCTTATTTGAGCAGATTACATTTCTCCAAGCGGCGGTGCCTGTAAGTTTTCCGACAAATAAACTATCGTCTTTGTCGATGAGTTCACCTAAACTGTCCCTTATTTCTTTGGCTGTATCATTTGATTTAATAAACCAAACAGATTTATTAATACGAGCAGCATGAGAATACGTTTCAATAGCGGTTATCAAGCTATCGTAGTCTTTCTGGTTGTTTAGATCATAACTGATGATATAACTATTCAATATATTCACCCCCTTTCTTAACTAGATTAAGAAAATTATAACAAATGAAGGAGGATAAAATATGCAAATAACTATTCCTGATGAATTTATCGAAAAGTTAGTAATAGATAAAGTGCATGAGAAGTTAAATGATTTAAAGCTGACTTATTCGACCGTAGATATTTATAAACTTGCTGAACTTACAGGATTATCGAGATCTACTTTATTGAACAAATATACCTGCAAACCTGAATTCATAGATATCACTCTAAGGGAAGGCACGAGAGTGCTTTATCTTTATCCTGAATGCATGGAAGTCTACAGAAAAATATTAAAGGAGAGACAGTCATGAACTTTATTAAATCACTGTTTATAACATTCTTTTTAACGCTGTTCACCTTGTTATCAATGATGTTCTTTGCTTTATTCGTGAATATGTCACCTGCAACTTTATTGGCATCATCAATGATTGCGTTCTTACTTTTATTCATGGTCTCCATTCATACGGATTGGGTGAATGAATAATGATGAATTATTCAGGTGGTGCAGGTACTGAATCCTTCACTTTGAAAGGTGGTGAAACATTTGATACTAAAGCATATTATGAAACTGATTAAACCTGAAAGAAAACTGCAGAGGGATACGTTCAAAATTTATGAATATAACATTTGGCAGTATGAGATTAGAAAAATCAGAGAAAGTAAACATTACATTCTTGTTGATTATGGCGTAGATGATAAAAACGAATGTATGTATATTGAGTACTTTATCAGATGAGGAATATCCAGCATACGATCATACTCAACTATGACAATAAGGAAAAGCGAAGATGGAGAAAAGACTTTGAATATTGTTCAAAGCGTGACGATGTATATATCATCTATCGAACGTTTAGAAATGGTTATGGTGGCCAGATTAAGTTTTGTTACAGGAGGTGATGAAATGATACCTGATAACGAATCAATTAGGTATGAGATGGAAAAACTTTTCACATCAACTATAGAAGATGAGAGTTATATCGTGGTTGAGAGAGAAGAAGATGATGAAGAGGAGGAGGAGTAAATGGCTAAAACAGATTTAATAGTTCAATTAACAGGCGAAAATGGCAATGTTTTTTAATCTTGCTGGAATTGTATCGAACGAGTTAAGACGGAATGGTTATCAAGAAGAAGCGAAAGAAGTATCTGAAAGGCTCTTTAAATGCGAAAGCTACGGAGCAGCATTAAGAATGTTCATGGAATATGTAAACGTAAAATAAAAAACACATACCTTTAACAGATATGTGCAGTCGTTACTAGTCATCTCGATTGTAACATATCCAAACCAGGTAGGAAACGGAGAGATTATGAATCAAGCACAATTATTAAACGAATTATCAGAAGTAGCAGAACGTATTGCAGAGCATAGATTACATGCGAAAGTAGAATTATTTTGCTTAGAAGATGGCGACATCATGGTGACGTTTATGCACTTTTCTAGTGAGTATCCACGAGGTTGTAGAAGTGTCTGCCTTTTTACATTCCACAAAGAACATAATCTTAATGCCTGGCATAATCAACTCGATAAAGTATTTGAAGGTGATTTATTAGATGAATCTTAACAAAATAGTCGCGATGAACATAAGAGCATTTCGAAAACATCATAATTTAACGCAAAAAGAACTAGCTGAAAGAGTAAATATCACAAGGTGTCATTTGAATGATATAGAACACTCAAGAAAAAATGTGTCACTACGAACATTAGAACAAATCGCAAAGAAGTTAGATGTAGAACCATATCAATTATTAAAATAACGGAGGAATAATTCATGAACAACTTAATGAATGCATATGAAAATCAAAATACATTACAAGGAACTGGAAACACATTAGCGCAAGCATCAGCATCACGAGAGATGGAAGAGGTAAAAGGTCAAATCTTTATGGCAAAGCAATTCCCTCGTAATATCTTCCAATCAGAACAACGTATTTTAGATAACTGCAAACGATCATCACTAGCACAGGTTGCAGTATACAGCTATCCACGAGGTGGCACAAAGGTTGAAGGTCCATCAATTCGTTTAGCGGAAGTACTTGCACAAAATTGGGGCAATCTTGCATATGGAGTTAAAGAATTAGAACAAAAAAATGGAGAATCTGTAGCTATGGCTTATGCTTGGGATTTAGAAACAAACGTTAGACAAGAAAAAGTATTTACAGTACCTCACACACGCCATACAAAAAATGGTGCAAAGAAACTAACTGATCCACGTGACATATATGAGTTAGTAGCCAATAACGGAGCAAGACGACTTCGTTCATGCATCTTAGGTATTATACCAGGAGATATTGTTGATAAAGCAGTTGAAGAATGTAATAAAACGATGTCAGGCAATAATGAACAACCACTATCTGACAGAATCAATCAAATGTTACAAGCATTTAAAGAGCAGTATGGTGTTACTCAATCACAAATTGAAGCTTACTGTGGTTATAACATTTCTGCTTTCACTGGTTATGATGTGGCCAAAATGATAAAAGTTTTCAATTCACTTAAAAACGGCATGAGTAAAGTCGAAGATTGGTTTGCCAAAGATGATTCCAAAAAGCCTTCAAAACTTGAATTAGCAATGGAAGATAAAAAGGTCGAAGAAAATAAAGAAACTATTAAAGGAAAAGGCGATACACCTAAGATAGATCCTAAAGAGAAAAAGAAATTGGAGGATATAACTGATGGAGTTGAACAAGCAGAATTATTATAGTGACGAAGCAAATAGAGAATTTATGTCAGTAAGTACATTTAAAAAATTCTCGCAATGTGAGGCTGCCGCAATGGCATTCCTCACAGGTGAATATAAACAATCATCATCACCTGCAATGCTAGTAGGCAATTTTGTTCATTCAGCTTTTGATTCAGAAGAAGAACATGAAAAGTTTGTAAATGAGCATTCAAAAGTAATCTTTAACCGCAAAGGAGATTATTACAAAGATTATGCTGTTGCAAAACAAATGATAGAAGCATTAAAGAATGATGAACTAGCGATGTTTGCACTTGAGGGCGAAAAAGAAGTCATTCTTACAGGAGAATTATTCGGTATTCAATGGAAATGTCGTATAGACAGCATCAATCATGAACGTAAAACATTTGCTGATATTAAGACTACCCAAGACCTGCATAAGCGTATTTGGTCTGATAAGCATGGTGGATATGTAAGCTTTGTTGAAGCATACGATTATATTTTTCAGATGTACATCTATCGTGAATTAATTTTTCAGAAATTTGGAGAGTATTACGAACCTTACATTGTTGCAGTTACTAAAGAAACACCATCAAATAAAGCAGTCATTGAGATTGCTCATGACCGCTACACTTTCGAAAGCAGTTTTGCCGAAGTAACTATGAAAGATGATATTTTGCCTCTTTTGAAGAAGGAGCGACAACCAGATCGTTGTGAAAAATGTGAATACTGTAGACAGACAAAAGAACTTAGAAAACTTGGAGTAATAGAGGTTGGAGACTTGTTAGCTGATTAATAATTGGAGGGATAGAAAATGGCAAGCGAATTAATTAAAAAAGCAAGAGCAAAGAAGAATAAACATTTTGATGAAAACATTGAACTGGCTTTAGAAAATGTAGAACAACGAATTATAGCAGACGCAGAAAAAGGTAAATCTAAAACTTATATAGGTTTTAATTCTCCTGGATCAAACGATTTAACTGTTGAAACGATGGCTAAAAAATATACTGATAAATTTATAGAAAGTATTTTAGATCACTTCAATTTAAATAAACATCAAATTGAAAAAATTCATAATAGCAGATTTCTACCAAGTCACATAGTTGGCTTTGAAATACTGTGGGGTGAAGAGTATGAATGATTGTAAATTCATTGGACGTATAACGAAAGAACCTGAGATGAGAGTCACGCAAAGTGGTACAGATGTTCTCAGTTTTGATATTGCAGTACAACGTAAATTTAAAAATAACGACGGTGAATATGAATCTGACTTCATTAGATGCGTAGCATTCAAAAAGACTGCTGAATTTATTCAAAAGTACGCTAAAAAGGGATATCTTATGGCTGTCAGTGGAGAGATGCGAAATAACAACTATGAAGATCAGAACGGAGTCAAGCATTACGGAATGCAGCTAATAGTAAATAACATTGATTCGCAAGTGCTATTTATAAATAAAAAGCAAGATGATGGCCAACAACAACAAAGCTATCAATCATCTTATACTCAACCGCAGACAACGACAGGACAGAATAATAATCCTTTTGCTAATAGTGGACCAATCGATATTAGTGATGATGATCTACCGTTCTAATTCATTCAGCTAAGAAAGAGGTGATTAAATGGCTGGGTGGATTAGTCTTCATCGCTCTATTGAAAAACATTGGTTATACGAAGAAGAGAGAAAGTTTTCGAGATTTGAAGCATGGGTTGATTTATTGTTAATGGTCAATCATGCAGATAACAAAACAATGATTGATGGAAAACTAGTCACAGTTAAACGTGGCCAGAGAATCACCTCTCTTAGAAAACTAGGTGACAGGTGGAACTGGTCATTAACCAAAGTAGATGCATTTTTAAAGTTGTTAGAAGAAGATAAAATGATTGTCTTAAAAAAAGACACTAAAAAAACACTTGTAACCATTGTCAATTATGACATCTATCAAAATAATGATTTAGAAAAAAGACACAGAAAAGACAGTGAAAAGACAGTCAAAGAACACAGAAAAGACAGTGAAAAGACACAGAAAAAAACAAACAATAATGTTAATAAAGATAATAATGTAAATAATGATAATAAAGTAATAAGTAGTAGTAACAACGACGACTTCAGAACAGTTGTGAGCATGTATCAAGAGAATATCGAACTCAATCCTGCACCTGTGACATTCCAGAAAATACAACAAGACTTTAGTGATTACGGTAAAGACATCATGATATATGCGATTAAAAAATCAGCACTTAAAAATAATCACAACTACTCATTCATTAATTACTTATTAAACGACTGGAAGAAGAAGCAGCTAACGACAGTTGATGAAATTAAACAGAGCGAACATAACTTCGAGTTTAAAAAGCAAGCAACTTATTCTAAGCAGAATCAACAAAAAGAAATAACACCGTCCTGGATTAATCAGGAAAATACTCAAAAACAAGACATCGATGAAGAAGAACTTGAAAGAGAACGTCAGAAGTTACTCGAAGAATTGAATAGCAGTTGGGAGAATTCTTAAATGATTAAATTCTTAGAGTATCGAAAGTGGATTCAATTATTTAATAAATACAGATTCAGTAATTGGGAGACGAGCGACAATAACAGCATCATGTTCACAATAGAAGGTGATGCTTATGTCGTACTCGATGTTAATCATGGTGAAGTATACGTTGAGCAGTTTGAGACAGTCTACGATCTAGAGAAGTTCTATGAAACGAAGGTAAATTATCTGCCTGGATTGCAAGCGACGTTATTTGATTATTAGGAGGAGAAAGAATGATACCGAAATATAGAATTTTTGATAAAAAGAAAAAGCGTTTTTTAGGAGATTTCACAATGGAAATTGATAAATTTGGTATTCATGTACTAGATGAATTTAACTATGTGGTTGATGAAGACGATAGAGTACTCATGCAATCAACAGGCTTACATGATAAAAATGGTAAGGAGATTTTTGAGGGGGATGTAGTAATAGCAAGATGGTGGAATATCCACGGAGACCATGAAAGAGTAACGTTAGTTGAATGGGACGTAAATAAGTTAGGTTGGAATTTAATTAATAAAAGTTCAACGAATATGAATTATGAAATCATCGGCAACGTTCACGAGCATTCTGGACTACTAAAGGAGAATGGCGAATGAAAATTATTTACTCACATAGCGACTGGAATGTAATTGATCCGCAGAATCAGATTGTTGAATCATTTTCAAACAAACAATGTGCTAAGGATTACCTGAAAGCATTAGAAGTACCATACAAAGAATTTTACAAAGTAAAAGAACATAAAGTGATGAGAAGAGAGGGATAAGTAATGATTAAAATGACAACGGAGTTATTCGAGAAGTTCAGCAAGAAGCAGGAAGAGTTAGACAGCATGATTAGAGAGAAGTTCGAGATTAGTGAAGAAGTGTGGAAATACGATTTAAACGTTCAGCACTCTATCGCTTTAAGAGTGGAACTGCACGAGTTGGTTAATGAGTGCCACGACCTATGGAAGTACTGGAAGCAGAAAGCAGTGAACCCTGATAGAATCATTGACGAGTTAGTAGACGTTATTCATTTCCTACATCTTATATTAAACAAAATGAATTATGATGCTGATTATCATGTAAGAGAAATCAATAAAAACATTCCTAATGACGAACAAACAAAATACGTGACAGATACTTTAGGTGGGGTATTCAGAGTAAACTATTTAATTAAATCAGATGAGTTACACGAAACATACGCACACTTGCTCGTATTGGCTGACCGTTACGCATTCACATTAGACGACATCGAACAAGCATACGACAGAAAGAACGCAGAGAATCATAAACGTCAGGAGAGTGGATACTGATGAAGACGACAATCAAATCAAGTAAGTACATGGATCAATTCAGCAGGGTAGTTAAGAAGTCACTTGAAATGATTAAAGCGAAAGTGAGTGATCATAATGAAGATTAAAGTCATTAGTTTACTTGGTGATTTTGAAAAACAGGTTAACAATATAATTTATGATTTAGAAACTAATAAGCAGGCACAAGTAGTCGATGTTCGTTATCTGTATCATGAAAAACAGATGAAAGCAGTTATTCATTATGTCAGTCACTAGATTCGAGATTAAATATGTTGATAGGAAAGGCTTTGAAAAGCCGATGCCATCACCAAGACCGAGATTCAGAAAAGCTGGTAAATTTATTCAGACATATATGCCTGCAAGTTACATGAAACATAAAGAATATATTCAAAAGCAGATGCCGAAGTTATTAATTGAAGATCCTGTTAAATTAGAGATTTACTTCTTTATTCCAATGGCTAAAAGCTGGACTAAGAAGAAAAGAACCTTGTTATTAGATAAACCGCATCATATTAAACCTGATATTGATAACTTATTGAAAACTGTTATGGATGCAGCTAACAATCATGTTTGGAATGATGATGGTCAAGTTTATGAAATTGTTACGAGAAAGATTTTTAGTCAAGAAGCTAAGATTATTATAAAAGTGATTGAGTTTAAAAGTTAAAAGGGCGGTTATCCGTCCCTCAATAATAAAAAAGGAGCGAATGGCATGAGAACGACACTAAAAGGATTAACTGTAGAAGAAGTAGATAAGGTTATTTTCAATACTAAAAATATGAAGGAAGCAGCAAATGAAATTGGAGTTGCTTATCAGTCATTACTTCAATTCAGAAGTGAGAACATGAAGGAGTTCAAAAAACTGAAAGCTCAGCGAGAGCAAGGACTTATCTTTGATGAAGCACCTGTAATTAAGACGAAACCTGTAAAAGGTGCAAGTCAAATACCAATTGTTGAAACGATTGAGAAGTCTGAATATGACAAGCTACTTGATCAAGTTAAAGAGTTAGAAGAGAAAATTATTGAAAAGAATCTAGAAATCAAGCAGCTTGAAAAAGATAAGAAGAAAGCGATTAGTGATAGAGAGACGTTCGAGAAAGATGCGACAGCTAAACTGAAGAAATTAGAAAAGGTCGTAGAAGATAGAGTCGATAATAAAGTTAAAAATCTTAATTCTCAACTTGAAAAACACAAAGATACAATCGAGAAAATCAGTGAAGTAAATAGAAATTTACAAGAAACTGTTAAGCAAGCGAATTTGACGATTAAAGAATACCAGGATAAAGAGACGGAAATGGTATTGAATTATGAAGAGCAATTAAAAGAAAAGGTTGCAATTATCAAGAATTTAGAGAATGAATTAAGTTCGTCTCAACAATCAGAAAAAGTAATCGACATCATTAATAAAGCAGGACACTATAATTACGGTGACATTGAAGTGATTGACTTTATTGAGCAAGTAATTGAGCATTATCCATCAGTCGTAGCGAACAGTATAGCTAACGTTATTAAATACGTTGCCAGAGCACCACATAAAAATGATGTTCAGGACTTGGAGAAAGCACAGTATTACATTAAGCGTGCAATTGATAAAACAAATGAAAAAATCTCATAAAAAAAGAGCCATACCGGCTCGTGATTTATATATTCGACAACTATATTATATCACGCTAGGAGGCTCATATGAGAGATTTATTGATAGAGTATATAAAGTCATCTAAAGAACTAAAAGAGCGCATAGAATCATTTAAATTAGAGCATGAAGACGTACTTGATGCATATAAGGAAAGCAAAGGGAAGAATAAAGGCAAAAATCAGACTGCAGCATGTCCTATCATGAATGAATTGAATATATTGAATAACATGTATAATGAACAATTATTTATTATTGATTGGCTTCGTTCAGGACATAATCCAAACGAGCATAGAGCCATTAACAAACGAACTGTATATTTAGTAGATCATAAAGTCTTGGAATCAGTAATTGATGATAATCACTACAAGAAAGTATCATTTGATGAGTACGATGATTATATTAAAGATGCGAATAATAGTATTAGTCATGCTTTAGGGAGATTGAGTAAGAGAGAGCTTGAAGTATTCTTGATGATAGACTGCGAAAAAATGAGTTTCCAAGATGTAGCTGAAATATTGAACCTGGCAAAAGGCTCGATACAGAAATTTTACGAAAGAGCTAAGCAGAAAATAGCTAAAGAAGTCGATTATAACTTGTTTCTTCTGTAAAGTAAAAACACTTGTCAGTGTCTTACGAAATATACATTTACGTAAAGCAAAAATGCTTTACACCTCCTAAAGTGATTAATTGTTTACAATCCACCTAGTAAAAATTAGGTGGATTTTGTATATTTTAATTATAGGAGGGATAAAAATGGAAGAATATTATTATTATGTAGTTGAGATTGTTATGTCGAACGGTGCTGAATATAGTATTGCGGTCGGATTTTCTAAAGAACGTCCCGAATGGGAGTGTCAAAAATTATTTTCCGATTGGATAAGTAACAGGCAGTTCGTATCTGTACATTCTGGTAACTTTGATGATTTTAATATTTCTGTAAGGCACATATTAAGTTATAGATTTAAAGTTGAAAGATACGATTATGATGAACTCGGTATATCTGCATATAACTTAGAGTAACATCCACTTCTGTGGATGTTTTTTTAATTCAAAAATTTATTAAGCAATTAGCAGATGAATTGGTGGTGATGTATTGATGTATTTTATTTGGTATATACTTATAATATTTGTTTTGTCGTTATTGATTTACTTAGATGATAAGATGAGTGAAGAAAGACATCATAAACTAATGTTTGCATTATCACTCGGATTAATTCTTTTCCAAATATGGTTTTGCTAAGTACGGAATAAGTACGGAAAAATTAACGCTACTTTGATAGTATTATAGTCGATTAGCAACGAGATATCAGGCATGCATCTTATGATGTTTGTCTTTTTTATATTAAATTAAGCTATTAGCGTGAAAGTTGGTGGTAAGTGAAGTGAAACTTACAGGGAAACAAGAACTATTTGTCAATGGATTGATAGAAGGCAAATCACAAGTTCAAGCTTATATTGATGCTGGATATAGTGTGAATGCAAAAACTGAATCATCTATTTATGAAATGGCGAGTAAGCTATTAAAGAATAACAAGATTATGACAAGATACAACGAATTAAAGTCAGAACTCAAAGATAAAGCGTTGTGGACAAGAGAGGAATCAATTAATGACCTCAAATGGATTAAAGAACAATCACGTAAGACAATCGAGGAATATGGCGAAGTTAAACATGCTCCTGCTACTGCTTATTTAGGTGCTATAACCGAACTGAATAAATTAGGTGTCCTTTATGATCTAGAAGTTGAGAAACTGAAGTTGAATATCGAGAAACAAAGAAAAGAGTTGGCTAACGATCAATCACAAGAAGATAAGATTAAGCAATTACAAGATGCCATTACAGAAGTGATTAATCATGAGTAAATTGTCAAGACTTTATACAGAGAAGCAGATACAGATACTCAAGGACACGCAAAAACGTGATTGGTTCATGTTAATAAATCATGGTGCAAAACGTACAGGTAAAACGATACTGAATAATGATTTGTTCTTACGTGAGTTGATACGTGTCAGAGAGATAGCAGATAAAGAAGGATTAGAAACACCTCAGTACATTCTTGCAGGTGCAACGCTAGGAACGATACAGAAGAACGTACTAATAGAACTTACGAATAAATATGGATTAGAATTCAAGTTTGATAAATACAATTCATTCATGTTATTCGGTGTGCAGGTCGTACAGACAGGTCATTCTAAAGTGAGTGGTATTGGTGCAATACGTGGTATGACTGCTTATGGTGCTTATATAAACGAAGCATCACTTGCACATGAAGAAGTATTCGATGAGATTAAATCACGTTGCAGTGGTTATGGTGCACGTATATTAGTTGATACGAACCCCGACCACCCCGAACATTGGCTGCTTAAAGATTATATTGAGAATACAGATGCTAAAGCAGGTATACTCAGCTATCAATTTAAGCTCGACGACAACACTTTTTTGAATGAACGATATAAACAGTCAATCAAAGCGAGTACCCCATCAGGCATGTTCTATGAGCGAAATATCAATGGTATGTGGGTAAGTGGTGACGGTGTTGTGTATTCTGACTTTGATTTGGAACAGAACACAATTACTGCCGATGAACTAAACGAGATACCGATGAAGGAATACTTCGCGGGTGTCGATTGGGGGTACGAGCACTATGGTTCAATCGTCGTTATGGCTAAAGATTTTAAAGAGAATCTATATCTTATTGAAGAACATGCACATCAACATAAATTTATTGATGAATGGGCGATGATTGCAAAAGATATAGAAGAAAGATACGGAAAAATTCCTTTTTATTGTGATACTGCAAGAACTGAACATATCAAGAAGTTTAAAGATGAAGGGATTAACGCAGTTTACGCAAATAAAAATCGTATGGCAGGTGTAGAGCAGGTAGCTAAGTTATTTAAACTTAATTGCCTGTTTGTTGTATATGATCGTATGGATAGATTTAAACAAGAAATATATAAGTATGTATGGAATAAAAACACTGGAGAACCTATTAAAGAGTTCGACGATGTATTAGACGCATTTAGATACGCTGTTTATACTCATACGTCCCATCAAAAACCACTATCAACAAACGACTTGATGAACATTAAGAGTCTTTTTTAAGGAGGGAATATATTGAATTACAATTACAAAGAAAGTTATATCGCTAATGCGAATGATGACTTCACGATTAATAATGAAGAAGATATCTATAACGCAGACGTGATTAGGGAGTTCGTGCAGCGTCATAAGTTGGAGCAGTTGCCACGACTACAGTTTTTAGAAGATTATTATCTGAATAGAAATGTTGATGTATTACGTCCTAACAGACGAGCTGAAACAGATAGAAATAAAGCAGATCATCGAGCAACTCATAATTACGCAAAGTATATCAGTCAGTTTATCGTCGGCTACATGACAGGTAATCCTATAACTATCAGTCACAATGATAGTTATACGCAACAAGTGATTATGGATTTAAATGACTTCAACGATGCAGATTCTGTGAACAGTCAATTATCATTAGACCTATCGATTTATGGTAGAGCGTTTGAAATTGTTTACAGAAACGAAGAAGATGAAGATAAGTTTCTGCCACTTAATCCAAAAAATACTTTCTGCGTTTACAATACTGACATTGAAAGAAAAATGGTCGCGGGTATCAGATATAGTAATTCAACTGATAGTGATGGTAAACCTTTAGAACGTATCGAAGTCTATACCAATACTAAAGTATGTTATTACGAGTTAATGGATGGTAATTATCATCTTACTGATGAGCAAGAACATTACTATAATGAGCCTCAGATTACAGAATACGTAAACGATAGCTTTAAACAGGGGGATTATGAAAATGTAATCAGCCTGATTGATTTATACGATAGCGCTCAGTCAGATACAGCTAACTACATGACAGATTTAAACGATGCGATGTTAGCAATTATAGGTAATGTGGATTTAACAGGCGACGAAGCTATTAAGTTCAAGAATGCTAATATGATTAAAGTCACACCAGGAATGACTGCATCCGGTGGAGAAGGTAAAGCAGATGTTAAGTATGTCTATAAAGAATATGATGTGAATGGTTCTGAAGCATATAAAACACGTTTAGAAAATGACATTCATAAGTTCACAAATACACCTGATTTAAACGATGATAACTTTGCAGGCGCGCAATCAGGCGAATCCATGAAGTATAAGTTATTTGGTCTAGATCAAAAACGTGCGACTAAAGAAAGATTTTTCAAACGCGGCCTGATGAAACGTTATAGATTATTATTCCGTATGCATAACATTGTCGGAAATGGATTAGATCATACAGACATCACAGTAACATTCACACCTAATCTACCTAAAGCTATTAAAGAATCAGTTGATGTTTTTACTGCATTGCAAGGCTCTATATCAGAAAAGACTTTGCTCAGTCAATTGCCTTTTATCGATAATCCTGATGAAGAAGCAGAGCAAATGAAATTAGAAAGAGAAGCGCGTCAACAGGAACTGAAAAACTCTCGTCCTGACATTTACGATCTAACTAAAGTAGGTGTTGATAATGCCAAAGAAAAACAATAAGCAGTCGTATTGGATTGAACGTGAGAAAGATAACCTCACAACAGAATTAATGAAAGACGAGCAGGTATCTAATGAAGTGAAACGCATACTAGAGAACGCTATGAATATGTGTAGGAAAGAAATCGAATCGTACTATACACGTTTTGCTGATAAAGAAGGTATTACAGTTAGTGAAGCTAAGAAGTTAGTAAGCGAGTATGACGTTACTGAGTATGAAACATTGGCTAGACAATATGTTAAAGATAAAGATTTTTCTGATGAAGCGAATAAGCGATTACGACTGTATAACGTTTCTATGAGAGTGAACCGTGAAGAATTACTGCTCGCAACGTTGAATACGCATCTGATTGCTGCAACGAATGATGTACATCATAAAGTAGATGAGTATTTACAAGATGGTGCTATGCGTGAACTAAAACGTCAAGCTGGATTGCTAGGAAATATCAGTGTAAAGCAAAGTGATATTGATTCAATCATCAACGCTTCATACTATGATGCGACATGGTCAAAGAGATTATGGAGTAACATGGACGAAGTTAGAAAGATAGTAGATGAAACTGCAATAAGTACAGTCTTAAAAGGCAGACATCCTAAAGAATCTGTTAAACGATTACGTGAATTAACAGGTAGAAGTGACTATGAAGCTAGACGATTACTTATAACAGAAGTGTCACGAGTACAGATTGAAGCAAAGCGATTAAGTTTTAAAGATCTAGGAGTTATTAAATATAAGTATCTTGCAGTTTTAGATAACAGAACTACACATACCTGCAGAAGTCTTAACGATAAAGTATTCGATGTATCAGACATGAAGCCAGGTATCAACGCACCTCCGATGCATGCGTTCTGTAGAAGTACAATTATTCCATATAGTCGCAAAGAAGAGAGCGATTGGGATGAAGAAGATGGCGATTTATACATCGATGACGAGCAGATAGAACGTGAAGCAGATACGGAGAATGATGCTGTGATGGCAGATATTGATGATATCATCGAACGTTTAGATCAGTTAGACATACAAGAAGTTAAAAGGGCGGTAAAAAAAGTTGAAAACAGCCAACCCCCTCATCTAACGGACAATTATAACAGAGCGTTAAATGACGAAGAGCAACAGAACGTATTAGAACAGTTAAATAAAGCTGACAGACGTGCTGTACAATTGTTTAATCAGTATGCCGACGTAAAGATAAAGAAAGATAATAATACTTACTATGATTTCGATAGCAACACTATTCACATTGAAGAGGATTATATGGACTTTGGTGTTGAAGGTAGCCACGAAACAGAATACGCTAGACCGTTTTTTCATGAGGTTGGACATGCGATAGACAGTAACTATGCGAATAGTACAGGTATGGGTAAACTTTTTGCGGCAAGTCTACTAATGCATAATAAAGATAACGAAGATATTAGTGATATTGCTAAAAAAGAATGGCAGAATTTGATAAAGCGAACAATGAAGCAGCATCATGTAGACGAGGGAAAAGCTATGGACATAATCGCTAAGAAGATTACAAACAGAAAACAATCTGATTGGATAGCCTTATCTTCGATAGTAGAAGGCATAACTGAAGGTGGATATCATTTTGGATATGGTCATGGTCCAGGTTATTGGGAAGATTATTCTTCGCTTACAACCGAAATATTCGCAGAATTATACAGCTTGCTAGTCACTAACCTAAAGGCATATAAGTATATCGCTACTGTATTCCCTGAAACAGTTTCAATGTTCGAACAGATTATTAATTACATGTTAGAAGAATAGCTGACAATCGAGAGATTGACGATAATTAGAGTAGAAGCATATTAGAAAGGTGTGGGAGATATGACGGAGGGAAGAACAATACAAAGTACAGTTACATTAAATATTAGTGAATACAACCAGATTTATTTAAAAGCTATTCAACACGATGATTTAAAAGTTGGAAACGAAAAACTAAAAGAAGAATTGGCGCTTGCACATAAACAGTTAGAAGAATTGCAGCAACCCGAAGAGAAGGCGCCGACTTGTGAAGTTGGAATGGGTAATATGAAAATTGTAGGATCATCGGAAGAGTTCAAAAAGAAGTTGAGAGCAAAGTATCTTGATTTAGATTGTAAAAATTCTCCTTACATTGCGATAATTGATGGGGAAAAATTGAGAGGAACAATAATAAGTAATTTAGAAGATAGCGAATAAAAGAATTACTTAACCGACAGTCGAGGAGAGATTGACGGTTATTTTTTATGTCCAAACCATGCTTAAGACAATAAAAGGCGCAAGTGATCATAAGTCCAAACCATGCAACGACTATAAACTTATCAAGAGAAAATAAGCGAGGTGCAAAAATGATTAATGACAACATGTTGAAATTAAATATCCAATTCTTTTCTGAAGATGAAACTACTGAAGAAACTATTGAGAATGGTCAGGAAAATACTGAGACAGAAGAGAAAGTTAAGACTTACACAGAAGATGAGTTTAACGAGAGGTTACAAAACGAGTTAACTCGCAGACTAAAGCAAAAAGATAAAGAGCGTGAAGAAGCGATTAAAGAAGCTGAAAAACTCGCAAAGATGAACGCTCAGCAAAAGCAAGAATATGAAATCGAAAAAATGAAACGTGAACTTGAAGATTACAAGCAGCGTGAAGCGTTAAACGATATGCGTAAAGAGGCAAATAACATGCTAGCCGAACGAAATATCAATGTAAAAGACGATGTACTAGATTTTATCGTTAAGACGACAGCCGAGGAAACTCAGAAGAATGTTGAAGCGTTCGCTGAAGCATTTAATGATGCAGTCAATAGTAAGTTGCAAGAAACGTTAAGACAGAAGTCGCCTAAAAACCTGACGGCCACTGGATTAACAAAAGCAGATATCTTAGCGATTGAAGATGATCAGCAACGACAAAATGCAATCGCACAAAATAGACACCTTTTTAGGTAACAGGAGGATTTATATATGACAGTAGAAAATAATTTAGTTGATGTAAAAGCATTAGGAGAAGCGAAATCTATCGACTTTGCTAATAAATTAGGAGTAGGCCTTGATAAGTTATTTCAAGCGCTAAACGTAACGAATAAAATTCCGATGAACGTTGGTTCGGTGTTGAAACAGTATGCGTTCACTGTAGTTGATTCAACAGCGCCAAACGGTGTTGTGGCTGAGGGAGAAGAGATTCCTTTAACTAAAGTTGAACGTAAGCAAGTAGGGATTACAGAACTTACTTTCAAAAAATACGCTAAAGCAACATCTGCTGAAGCTATTCATGCACATGGTTACGACTTAGCAATCAATCGTACTGATCGTGAATTAATTCGTTATACTCAAAAGAAATTCCGCGCTGACTTCTTCTCAACTCTAAAAGCAGCAATCGAAAATGAATCACGCACAAACGATATCAAAGCATTGACAGCAGAAAATTTACAAGGTGCATTATCAAAAGGACGTGCGAATCTTTCAGTGCTACTTGATGATGAAGTAACACCTATGGCATTCGTAAACCCAAATGACACAGCAGAACATATGGCAAAAGGTTTAATCAACTCTAACGGCGCACAATTTGGCATGAACTTACTTACTGATTATGTAGGTGTTAAAGTAATTGAATTTGCTGATGTACCAAAAGGCGAAGTATGGATGACAGTATCTGAGAACTTAAATGCAGCATATGCTAATCCACGCGGAGAGTTATCACGTGCATTCGACTTTGCTACTGATGAAACAGGTTTCGTTGGTGTATTACATGATATTAATTCACGTCGATTAACATCTGAAACAGTTTTAACACATGCAGTAACGTTATTCCCTGAAAACGTTGATGCAGTAATCAAAGTAACAATTAAGCCTGCTGTAGCTGGTGTGGGAGTATAAGAGTGGTTTAGTTGCTACTCTATTTTATTATAAGGTGGTGGTTATATGTTAGGAAAGCCGATTGTTAATTTTACTGATTTAGTAGAAAATAAGCATTATACGATTGATGATATCTATCATACTAATGATGAGAAACGTTATGGCGCGTTATCAAGCGATGATAATAATAATGGTGCGCCTGTTATTAAAGCATTAACATTAAGTGAATTAAAAAGTATCGCTCAAAAACATCAGATTAATGTACCTGCTAAAACAAAACGTGATGATCTAGAGAAGTTGATTGAAGGTGAAATTTATGCAGACGTTGAGTAATGTAAAACTGCAGATTGGTATCGAAGATGATAAACAAGACGACTTACTTAAGCTCATCATATCGAATGTTGAGAAAGCAATGTTAGGTTATTTACCAGGCATTTTAGAAGTACCTGTAGAACTCAGTTATATTGTCGAAGAAGTATCTGTAGCACGTTATTACAGACGTGGCAGTGAGGGAATGAAATCTAAAACAATTGAAGGTTTTTCCGTATCATATGATAACGAGTTTGATGCTTATCATCACATATTTGAACGCTATCAACCTACTAATGAAGCTACTCGTGGTTCGGTGGTGTTTTTTTAATGGATAAACATCGTGTTAAATTATACGCTCAAAAATCGGAGTACGACACACGCCTGAGTAAGACAGTAAATAAACTGAGTTTGATTACAGATACAACTTGCTTTGTCACAGGAATTTCTAACAAGAGACAACTTGAAACTTTCGGGAATCTTACAAGTGCAGATACGACAATAAGATTGCTCAATAAAGATGTGATAGGGGTTACACACGCATCTATTAAAGATGAAAAATATAAGATAACTAAAGTCACATCTTATGACAATGATGTCATCATATACGCTTTAAAGGTGCAATCATGGTGAAGTGGAAAGGTCTAAGTCGAATGAAGAGAGACCTAAAAAATCATAGTCGGAACTCTGACAGGAAGTTAGATGATGCTATTTCAGAAATTGGGATAATGCTTGAGCGTGAAGTAACGAGTAATGCAGTATTTACCAAAGGCTACACTACAGGTAACTTAAGACGAATGATAAATTATTCGAAAACAGAATTTGCTAAAGGTACGCTTTCGTCACCTGCGCATTATTCAGGGTTCGTTGAGAAAGGTACGCGTTATATGGACGCACAACCTTTCTTTTTTATATCAATTTACAAAAATCAACTGGAAGTAATGAACATACTAGAAGAAAAAACGAGGTGATTAGATGAAGTCGCCGCGTCAACAATTATACGACGAAGTATTCTCATCTATTTCGATGTTAGGTTATCAAGTATACGATTTATTGCCTATGAGCGAAGTACCTTATCCGTTTATCGTGCTTAAACACAGCCTGACGGACTATAGGAGCACACAAAAATTGAATAGGGATATGATAGTGACGCTCAATGTAGATACATGGCATTTAGCTGAAGATAGAGGTCTACATGACAAGACAATGTTTCAAATCGAACAGTTACTTATAGACTTTCAATTGAGTGATACCTATGGATTGAAGGTAAAGAGAATCAACGTGACAGAAGTAACAGACAGAACGACTAACGATGAATTATTACATGGTTCAATAGAAGTAACATATCAAATAAATTAAGGAGTGATCATATGCAAATTGCAGATGGTGTATCAAAAGTATTATATTTTAGAAAATTAGGTGACAAGACAGCAGCAACTTTAGTTTTACAGCAAGAACATTCAAAATCATATAAACGAGAACGTGATGCAGTTATTACAAAGGCAGGTAAAGTCTTTAAAAAAGGCGAGCTAGAAGATGAGATTTCTATCAAAGCATTACAATCTACTAAAGATGATGCTTATAAGATGTTAGAAAAATCTATTGTAGACGGTGATGCTATCGAGGTGTGGGAAGTAGACCTTTCAAAAAAATCATCTGATTCTGAAACTGAAGGTAAATTCCAAGCAGAATATCGTCAAGGCTATTTAACTGAATGGGAAGCAACTTCTCCGTCTGAAGATGACCCTACTGTAGAAGGTACGTTCGTTACATTTGGCACGCGTCAAATCGGATTAGTAACTGTTCCTGAAGAAGATTTGAAAAATGGTGGAGTTTTAGGCTATGCATTCCACGATATGATTGCATCAGATATTCCTAAAGATGGTTTAGCTACATTACCATCTGAGCCAAGCGTCGGAGTGTAATATATGAGGGAGTAAATCTCCCTCTTTTTTTATATAAAAAATTAACTAAAAAAGGTGGAAATATAATGTTAACAATTAATACAAATGGTAAAGTATTAGAATTAAAATTTGGTTTAGGTGAATTAAATGCAGTAGATAAAGCACTAGGACTAGAAATAGAGAAAATCAACTTAGGTGAAGGCTTTGAAATGTTAGTGCCAAAATTACAAACGGCAAATCCACTAGCATTAGCAAAGATTATTCCAGCATTGACGCTAAATCAACCAGGGCGACCAAAGACAGAAGACGAAGTACTAGAAGTACTTAAAGCTGTTAAAGAACAGTTCGGCTCATTACAAGCATTCTGTGATGCAGTACTAAATGAAATGAAACATCATTTTTTGACCCAAGATCTAGTAAAAGACATCGAAGTGACAGTGCCGACACAAACAACAGTACAGTAGTTACTTATTGGGACATCGTGATTAAAAGTATGGCGAACTTTGGTAAGCAGTCTATCGATGAAGTCAATCGAATGACCTTAACAGAGTTCTACTGCTTATCACATGCTAAGAATGAACGCGACTTATACGATGAGTATCGTATGCATAAAGTTGCATATCTACAACGTGAAGCACAAGCTCAGATAGAAAAAGGTGCTGGAAAGAACAAGCGTACTGAATATGCATATAAATCATTTAAAGATTTCTTTGATTATGAAAAGGCTGAAAGACAGTTGTGTGATTTCCACGATGATGTCGAGAAGAAAACGAATGGTCCATCAAAGAAAAAAATAGCAGACATGTTAGCAGAAAGAAATAAAAAGTAAAGTGAGGTGATGGAATGTCAGATATAAAAGATAGTTATACGTTAGAAGCCTTGCTTACAGGCGATAACAGTCGCTTAAAGCGTGTTATTGATCAAGCGGTCGTGATGTTAGAAAAACTTGAAAATAAAAAGGTTGACGATATTGAAATTGATGGTGATGTGAAGCCTTTACAAAAAAAAGTTGAGAGCGCTAAACGACTTACTGAAATGCTAGACGGCAAACGAGCACAAATTGAAATTATCGCTAGAAACGCTGAAGCAATAAAGAATCTACGTCAAGTCAGACTGAGTGCAAAACAATTATCTAAAGAACGTCCGAAAGTCGATGTAGATGTTCAGACAGGTGCAGCAAATGCGAATATCAAACGTTTCAAAGCTATGCTTAAATCCATTCCAAACAAAGTACGTACTCGAGTTGATGTGGATTATGACAGAAACGTATTCAAAAGAATCACATCGGGTTGGAGACAGATTCAGAATGCGAATAATAAATTTGGCGATGATATGGACCAACTAGCGAATAGTATTCGTGCTTTTGGTACTGTCAGTGCAAATATGATAAAAGGTTCGCTAGTGAGTTCTTTTACTGCTTTGATACCTATTGTTGCAGCACTTGTCCCAGCAATTATGGCAGTGGGTAACGCTATAGCAGTAGTTGGTGGTGGCGCTTTAGGATTAGCAGGAGCGTTTGCAGTTGCAGGTGGTGGCGTAGCTTCATTTGGCGCTTTGGCAATATCAGCGTATAAGATGTATAAAGATGGCGCAATTCAAGCGAGTGATGCAACGCAGAAATTTGAAAGTTCGTTAAGTTCGTTCAAATCAGAATGGGAAAGCCTGGCGCAGAAGAATGCTGACAGTATTTTCTCAACGATGGCGAATGGTATTAATATTGCTAAAACAGCACTTACAGGTCTTACACCGTTTATTACAGGTGTCACAAAAAGCATAGAAGGATTATCTGCAAGTGTGCTTAAATGGTCACAGACAAGTGCTGTAGCGAAGAGTTTTTTTGATGTGATGAAAACGTCAGGTGTAACTGTATTTCAGGATATCATGAGTGCTGCAGGAAAATTTGGTAGTGGATTAATATCTTTATTTACTAGCTTTATGCCTTTATTCGAATGGGTGGCTAAAGGTTTCTCAAATATGGGCACTCAATTCAATAACTGGTCTCAGAAAGTAAGTACAGCTGAAGGTATTAAGAATTTTATTGCTTTCGTGCAGGAAAGCTTACCTAAAATAGGTCAGATTTTCGGCAACGTATTTGAAGGTATCTTTAATCTATTCAAAGCCTTCGCACCTAATTCACAGACCTTATTCGATTCATTGGTGCAGATGAGTACAAAATTTGCAGAATGGAGCGCCACGATAGCAGCATCAGATGGATTCCAGAAGTTTATCGAGTATGTGCAGACGAATGGCCCGACGATTATGAGTTTAATCGGTAGTATCGTTATGGCAGTAGTCAACTTTGGTATTGCAGTTGCGCCTTTGGGACAGGTGGTGTTGCAATTAGTCACTGCATTTGCTCAATGGTTAAGTACACTATTTCAAACGAATCCTGTTGTAGCACAAATTGTAGGTGCTTTAATTAGTTTGATCGGTGTTGCAATGGCAACTATTCCGACAATTTTAGGGATATATGATGCGTTGCAGCCTTTAATAATGAAGTTTATTGAATTTAAAGGTGAGTCCACTTTACTCCAAGGAGCTCTGAGGTTGTTAGGTAGTGCTTTCACTGCACTTTCAGGACCTGTATTAGCAATTATAGGTGTTTTTGTAGCTATAGGTATGGCTATCGTAGGATTATGGCAATCTAACGAACAATTTAGAAGTAACGTATCTATTATATGGCAAAATATACAGACAATTATAAGCGCAGTAGGTCAAGTTATTATGAATATCTTCGGACTAATTGTTTCTTCTTTAGGCATTTTATCACAAGCATTTATGCCTGTGATCTCTGGTATTGTATCATTAGTGGCAACTATTACGACATGGATAGCATCATTTATAGAAGCGAATCAATGGATTATTACAGTTGTTAGCGTTATTGCAGGCCTGGTCGTTGCTTTTTTTGCAGTACAAAGTGCAATAGCTTTAGTAACGACAATTGTAGGAGTTTTAACTACAGCATTAGGAATATTAGGTACTATAATATCGGTTGTTGCTGGTGTTTTCGCATTTTTGTTAACGCCTGTTGGATTAGTGGTGGCTGCGATTGGTTTAGTGATTGCTGCTGTCGTTATCTGTTATCAAAAATTCGAAGCCTTCAGGAATTTCTTGGCGCCATTAGTAGATTTCTTTATTGGAATCGGTGAGGGTATCAAGCAAGGTTTAGGAAGTGCTTTGGATTGGATTTCTGAAAAATTAGGAATGACAGCAACAAAAACTGAGGAAGCAACTGGTAGGATGGCGAATGCCACTAATATTAATACTGCTAAGATGGCTAGTGATGTTACTTCAAATAGTGCTTTGATGACTAGTGGCTTTGATGTGAATATGAATAGAATGAGTATGATTAACGATTCTCAATGGGCAATGATTAATGGGACTGCCACTTCTCAATCAGGTGCAATGCAAGCTGCTGTATTAGGTAGTGTAGGTGGCATGTCTGCTCAAACAACTGGATTACTTGCAGGAATGTCAGGTAGTGCACAGGCAGAATTTGCGAGTTTATACAGTGCTGGTTCAGGTCAAGCTAGTAGTTTAAATGCTGATGTACTATCCTCACTTGGCGGAATGAGTAGTCAAGGTGTTGGTGATATCGCTAGTATGACATCAGGAATAAACTCTGAGTTCCAAAATATGAGTAGCACTTCGAGCTCAGCTACTTCTAATATGAGTAGTAATGTTCAATCGAATATGAATTCTATGAGGTCGTCATTCACTTCAGGAGCTAGTGGTATTGCTCAAGCATGGGCGAGTGCAATGCAGAGAATTACTTCAATTACTTCAAGTGGAATGAGTGCAGTAAGAAGCGCATCTGTGTCAGGAATGCAGGCGGTGGTATCAGCATTCAGAAGTGGTGGGCAACAAGCCGTATCAGTTACAACATCATCTATGGCAGCTTGTGCTAGCGTAATGAGGTCAGCCTATGGACAATTTAGTTCCGCCGGTAGTTATGTTATGAGTGGATTTATCGCCGGTATGAATAGTCAACGTGGTGCAGTAATGGCTACTGCTGCTAGTATTGCAAATGCTGCATCTGCTCAAATTAGAAGTGCATTAAAAATTCATTCTCCTTCTCGAGTTACTATGAAAGAATGGTAATGGGTTCGTCAAGGTTTCGCAATCGGTATTATGAAAAAAGTACCACAAGTTATCCAGGCTTCTAAAACTATGGCGAATAGTGCTGTTAAAAGCATTAAGTAAGATGAAAACTAATTCTTACGATAAAGCGAAGCAAGGATCTAAATCGTTCTATGAATCATTGAGCAAGACTTCTCAAAGTGCTAGTAATAAATTAAGTGCTAATAATAAGAAAATTGCAAGTATTCAGCAGAAATTGAAGGGGAAAATCTGGAAAAGCACACGATCAAGATTAAATAAACAGCTTATTGACTTAAGAAAAGAGAATAAAGCATATACTGTTCAAAAGAATACAATTACTAAGTTGAGAAGTACGCTAAGCAAGAGTACTAATCAGCTACTAAGTATTGCTAATAAGCGTGAAAAGGTTGCTGATAAACTAAAGGTCGCACAAGATAACTTGAAACAAGTTCTGAAAGATAGACAGAATTTTAAAGATGGTATTATCGATAGCACACGCTCATTTGGTTCAATATCGAATTCTAAGGTTTCAACTCAACAAGGATTAGTAGCAGATATGCGTGCTCGATTAAAAGCAGTAAATGACTATGCTAAGAACATCAATGCGCTTAAGAAAAAAGGTGTTCATAAGAATATCATCGCAGATTTATTAAGTGCTGGCGTTGAAGGTGGCGCAGGACAAGCTAAGATATTAGCAAACGCTTCTAAGAATACAATCAAGCAAATTAACACTGTGCAAAAGCAAATTATGAGTGTTACTAGCAGTTTAGCTGAAAGACAAGCTAAAGATTTCTACACTGTAGGTCTTAATACTGCAAAAGGAATCGTTCAAGGATTGCAGAAACAAGACAAAGCATTGCAAAAGGCAGCTGAGCGTATCGCAAACACTATTACGAATACTGTTAAGAAAAAGTTAGGTATCCATTCTCCATCACGTGTATTTAAAGCGTTAGGTATATATACGATGCAAGGTTTTATTGGTGGAATAGATAAATTGAGAACACAATCTATTAATAAAATGGCTAACTTATCAGAACGTGTATCTGAAGCATTTACACCTCGGTTCGTTAGTGGTTTACCTGATCTAACAGGAAACTTACGAAACGCTACAGCGAACATCGCTTCACAGGTTAATGCTGATGTCGTTAATACAGTAAGAAGCGAGCCTGTAGGTGTTACCTTAAATGCTAACTTTGCATTAGGAAATCGTGACTACAATGCTTTTGTTGGTGATATCACCGATAAACAAAATTCAAGAGTAAGACTTCAAGAAACATATAATGTGTAAAGGCTATCAAGTGGTAGCCTTTATTTTTTAGGTGGTGGATAAATGAATTATAACTTTACAGATATGAATAACATAGCGCATTCTAGCGTAACTAGTGCCAATCAACTGATTTATAACGATGTAAATATAGATAAAACTCTATCTGATATTAACTGTGATATCATCACATTGAACGTGACAGGTCGTGCTGCATTAGAATACAACATCAATACAGTCACACCTGACGGTATCGATGGAGAATTATTTCAAAGTGCTACATTGAAAGCTAGAACATTACAGATAGAGATGTTGATTAGCGCTAAAGATAACGCTACTTTGAGAAAAAAGTATGAACAGTTGAATAAAATGTTTTCGAAACGCGAGATAGTATCTATACGCTTTAGCGATGAAATAGACAGAGTATATTATGGTATTTATACAGCCAGCGACAATCCTAAAGAGGATTCGAACGAACAGATATTTAATATCGATATATTATGCACTGATCCATTCAAATACTCTGATGTACAGACTATAAGTTACAGTAGCTCGTCAATTTTGAGTATATTAAGCGACTTTCCTGTTAAACCTTATATTGAAGTCGAATATTCTGGAGTAGGCACTACGTTAGATATTATCAATACGAAAACTAAAAAAGGCATAAAACTCGTAGACTTAAATCCATCTGTAGAAAAGATATACAAGATAGATGTTTTAGAGAATAGGATTTCTAAATCAAATTTAGATACCAATGCTTTGACTAATCTTAATATCACATCTGATTGGGAAGAATTTGACATAAAAACAGGAGATCAAGTCGCTTTCCTTCCAACACCGAGTAAAATCACCATTAAATATCGAGGTGTATTTTTATGATTTATCTATTCAATGTCAAAAAAGAATTGATAAAAGTTATCCCTCGCAGAAATATCGTTAGTGCAATTCAAGAACTTGAAATAAATGGTCTGTATACTGCTGAAATTGAAGTTCCTCTATTCTATAAAACTGAACAGGGTCAAATCTTCAATCATAAGAAATCATTCGATAACGCTTTATTTTTTGGTCATTTTGACTATCGTAAAAAGTTTCAATTGTATAAAATTCATAATAGAAAAATTGATGGCAAACAACTGATTATTACAGGTGTTCATCTATTTTTCGACGAAGCTAAAGCGATGAGTGTTATTCGTGATAAGCGACTAATCAATGCTGATGCTCGAAACGTTGCGAATGTCGCGTTTGAGGGTACAGGATGGACTGTTCGAGATTACGACACGACAAAAGAAAAAAATATAGATTTGTATTATATGACACCGATAGATGCTAGGAAATTAATTATCGAAGAATATAATGTAGAGTTTGACTATGACTTTTCTTTTGATGGCAGGAAGATTACTTCTAAAAATATTTATATTCGTAATAAATTAGGCAGATGGACTGGCGATAGATATCATTACGGAACAAACATACTCAGTATCACGCAAGAGCAAGATGATGCAGAAGTTTATACTGCGGCGATAGGTAGAGGGACCAGTGATGATACGAATACAGCTTTAAACGCTAAAGTCCTTTTTGATGATTTGACGTGGTCTAAAGATGGTTACAACAAGCCTTTAGGTCAAGATTATTTAGAAATCGTTAGCGCTACAGAAAAATATGGATACTATGACGAAAAAACAGGTAGAATAAAACCTCGAATAGCGATAATTGAATTTAGTGATATCCAAGATCAGAAAGTTTTAGCTGATAAAACCTGGGAGTGGTTAAAACAAAACTGCGTGCCTAAAGTCACATACTCGACTACTGTTTCAAAGGTAGGAGAGTACTATTTAGGTGATGAAATCGCGATTATCTACAAAGAAATTGATATCATTAAAAAAGCTCGTGTAGAAAATATGAGAGTGAACCTTCTTAATCACGACTTAACCGAATTAGGTTTAGGTGATTATACTTATTTTAAACAAGATAAATATAGAGAGCGTATAAGCAATGAAATCAAGGAAACAAAAAAAGAAGCTAATAGCTACATTGTTAAACTCAAAAAAGAATTCGATGCAAACTTTGAAGAGCAAACACTGAGTTTCGCTAAAGCTATTGAACAAGTAAAGATTAATGCGCAATCTGAAGTTGAATCGGCAGAAAAAAGACTGTCAGATGAAATAGATAATGGATTGAGTGCCTTAAAACAACCGAACGCGTTACCATCATCTGTTCTGCAAATAGACGAATTATTAATAAACAGGTTGATATCTGATAATATGTTCGCGAACACTTTAGGTTCAAATTATCTTTTTAGCGAGATCATAAAAACAAAATCTCTTGAAGCAGTTAATGCAAATATTTCAAATCTGAGGTCTAACATACTCACTTCTAACGTGATTAAAGCAGAACACATTGATTCTGGCACAGCACTTATAGATAAATTATTTTCTAATAGTGCAAATATAACTAGATTGACGAGTAAGTCGGCATTTATCAAAGAAATACAAGCGATTGAGGTTATAGCTTATCGTCTTGAAGCGAGGGATAAACAGGCTAGTGTCAACATTGAAAATGGCTCAATCACAATGAATCGTGACAATGGATCTAGAATGGATATCAGTTTGAATGGTATTCAAAGTTTTAACAATGGTGGTTCGTTACTTTTCAGCTTAACACCAACACTTGTAACAACCTCTGCTGTAGGCACATCTGTAAGTAACGTTTACCTTGGCACAGCACCGAACGCAGAAGCACGTGTCGTTAATATGAATGGTATTCCTGGTGATGGTGAAATTGGCAGTTATGCATATAGACCAATACGAACTTTAGCTATTAAATTTCCGTTAAATGCAAATGGGTATATAGGGATTGATGGTAGCGAACTAAGGATAATGTCAGATGGTTTGGTAGAAGGTGGATATAAAAGCGTTCGTGCTGACAAAGGATATTTCTCTACAGTTGATGCAAACAATGAAATTAGTGGTGCTCACTTCTATATCAGACCAAAACGTGGTGGGGAACTTCGAGCAACTTATAACGATGGGTGGAGAAACTTCTTATGCTAACTTTCGTTCAAACGGTATCTATGCACCATGGATTGATTATAACGGACATATACCAGGATCACACTTTTATATTAGACCAGCGTATGGGGGAGAAGTACGTTTAACGGCTACTGGTACAACAAACAATTGGGCTAACCTGCGTTCAGATGGCATTTACGCTCCCTGGATAGACTTCAATGGTCAAATTCCAGGCTCGCATTTGTATATTAGACCTGGCTCAGGTGGGGAGGTTAAGTTCACTAGAACTGGTACTACAGATGTCTGGGCAGATATTAGGTTCGGTAGTTGGAACGCAATGTCTCATGAAAAATATAAAAATAACATCGAAAAATGGAACTATAATGTATTAGGCATATATAAAAACGACTTAGTGTTACATTCATACAAAGTCAATTCTGAATCAGATACTTTATACGCTAGAATACACCACGGTATTGTACTTAGAGAAAATTCAAACCTAGACCAATTCCCAGCGGAATGGAGAAATGGTGACGGTTTTGATGGTAATGAAGTCTTATGGTGGAACACGAAAGCTGTTCAAGAATTAGCGTTTGAGAATGATGAGTTAAGAAATAAGATTAGTGATTTAGAAAACAGATTAAAAATATTGGAGGATAAGTTAAATGGATAATAATAATCAACCACAACGTAATTTAGAAAAAGAAGTGGCATTACTACAACAACAACTCATGATGGCGGTATCGGATAAAGTGATGTTACAAGCAATGTTAGATGATGCTTTAGAAGAATTAGATCAAATTAAAAACGGTAATCAAGAAGTTGCAGAATAATCTGTAGCTTCTTTTTTATAAATAAAAAACAGGAGGTCATTCAAAATGACAGAAAAAATTCAAGAGTTTTATTTAGTAGAAAGAAACATCAACGGTGATGAAAGTTGTTTAACACGTAACTATTCGAATGGATTTGTTTCAGGCGCTACACCAAACACTGCTTTTAAGTTTAAAGAAGAAGAACAGGCGAAACAGTTCTGTAAGATGCAAAATATGTTAGCAGGTATCTTCGATAATGGAACTAAGACATTCTACGTTAAACAAGATATTACACGTATTAAGTACACAGAAGATGGTCAAGTGGTAGAAGAAACGTTATAAGAGGTGGTAAAAAATGTGGATAACAATCGGAGGAATGAATTTGGAAAATATAGAGATGCTTAAAATTTATTTATATGGAGGAGATATCAGATTACTACACTTCTTATGTATATTGATGCTAGTAGACATCGTGACAGGTATCGCTAAAGCGGTTTATAACAAAAACTTATGGTCGAGAAAGTCATTATTCGGCTTTGCTAGAAAATTGATGGTATTCTGTATCATCGTATTAGCGAATATTATTGATCAGATACTTCAATTGAATGGTGGATTGGTCATTGTCACGATTATGTTCTATATCGCAAATGAGGGACTATCTATTGTTGAAAATTGTGCGCAGATGGGCGTATTAATCCCAACAAATATTTCGGAGAAGTTAGCAGTTATCTTAAGTGAGAATGATAAGCAGTCAATCACAACTGAAGTGAAAGAAGAATTTACAGCTAAACATTCTAAAGACTTGCCAGGTGGACAGGTTGACGTAAGTGTTAAGGTTCAGTCAGAAAAAAACGAAGAAATAAATTAAGGCAGCTCACTATGAGTTGTCTTTTTTAAATACAAATTATAGGGAGAGAAATAACATGACATATAAAATTATTAATTCATGGTTACCAGCAAGCAAATATAGTTTAAAAGCACCTTTCTCAATGGATCCTGAATATATTACAGTTCACAATACAGGTAATACAGCGAGTGCTAGAGAAGAAGCAGCGTATCATAACTCAAATAATAGCGAAACATCGTATCATGTAGTTATCGATGAAAATGAAGTACATCAATTAATTCCTTTCAGTCGTAACGCTTGGGATTCCGGAGATGGTAGAGGTAACGGAAACATGAAATCTATCGGAATCGAAATCGCACGTTCAATGGATAATGGATATAGTGGTCCTAAGTCACAACGTTATATGCAAGCAGAAGAAAACGCCGCGTTATATATCGCTCACGTTATGCACGAAAGAGGTTGGGATATGAGCCGACTAAAACGACATTATGATTGGTCGGGTAAAGACTGCCCTCACAAAATGCACGCTACAGGCACATATCAACAATTTAGAGATAAAGTTCAAAAGCATCTTGTCGCTTTAAATAACGGTAAAAAAGTTCAAGCAAGTACAGTTAAAAAACCGGTAAAGAAAGCACCTGCTAAAAATACGGGTGGTTGGCAAGTCAATCAGTACGGTACGAAGTGGAAAAACGAAAAAGGTACATTTATTAATGGAAGTGAGCCTATTCAAGCCTATTACGTTGGACCATTTGTAATTGCTAAGAATAAAGCTGGGAAGTTACCTGCTAAAGCTACAGTTAAGTATGATGAAGTAATGGTGCAAGATGGATATGTTTGGATCGCTTATGATGCGAATGATGGAAAGCGTATCTACTTACCAATCAGAACACATAAAAATGGCATTGATGGACCACTTTGGGGAACAATTAAATAAGCATGATTACTAGCCCTGCACTCAAATTAATGAGTGCAGGGCTTTTTTTATTTCGGTCATATACCCGAATAATTTAAAATTCGGTTAAATAGCCGGATATTAGACTAATTAAAAGAGTTGTTGTATAATTATATTACACGCAGCTTTATACAATACGCCGAAAAACACATGCGCTGGTCAACGTCGACTATGACCAATAAAATAGTTAGCTTGTCATTGAGTAGCTGCTTTGACTAAAAGATATTGTATATTGCCTGCAGCTCAAAGAACCAAAAGTTCAGACACCTATATTTATAGGTGTTTTTTTATGCATTTAAAAGCACCTATCAATTAAGATGAGGTGCCTTTAAAAAGTTACCCAAGATTTAAACACTTATAAAAATGGGTACTAAATTGGGTAACAACTATTAAATTATTATATATAAGTTAACATTGTTCAATTTATAAAACGCTGATATTATACACTTATAATCACTTATAATTACAGTATTTATCTACCGTATGCAGGTGTCTGAGTGGGAACGTGCCCAATATATGAAGCAGTATTAATAGAGAAAACCCTTTAACTGCAATGGTTAAGGGGTTTTTATTTTGTAGAAACTTTGAGACTTATTGAGAAAATAATGACCAGATGTCTCATAAATGTCTCAGGAATTTTTAGAATATGTTTTTTAGTGTATTTTCGTATAAAATTCTTGATTCTTCCTGTAGGTGCGGAGTGACATGTGCATAAATCCTTTCGGTCATTTCCATCGATTGATGTCCTAATCTTTCCTGGATAACTTTCATCGGGACATTAGCTTCTAATAAAAGTGTTGCATGAGTATGTCTCAGTTTGTGAACGGATATTTGTTGACCAAGAATCTTTTTACTGCAATAAATCATCGTATTATGTATTGATGACCTTGATAGAGGTTTGCCGAATTCATTAACGAATAAGAAGTTATATTCATTTGAATACTCGCTGCCAATAATTATCTTGTTTGTTTCATGTAGTTTCGTTAAGTTTAACATTTCATCGTATAATTCACGAGTAATATAAACTTTACGATGGTGTTTAGTTTTAGTGTTTCCTAATACGTCACGTTTCTGATCATATGATGAATCAACAGTTATATATAAGTTATTTTTATCGAAATCAGATAACTTCAATGCACAGGCTTCGCCGACACGTAAGCCGGTCTCTATAATTAACCTGAATAAATAATAATGATAAATATTACGTCTTTTGACATCGGTAAGGAATGGTTTTATCAAGTCTTTTGGAATGTACTCAGCTTTCTTTACTTTGTCAGTGATTCTGAATTCAATGTATTCAGCGGGATTAACTGATATTAATCCATCAAACTTTGCACGCTCCATCGCTCTAAACATTAATGAGTTTGTTTTTTTGATGGTCGAGATACTATAGTTATACTCAAAAAGTTTGTTTATTACTTTCTGTTGCATAGTAGGGGTTACTTTATCAATTCGAATATTTTCATCATGCAGCTTAACTTCTTCTATCAATTTCTTATTTTCATAGATTCGAATACTGAATAATCGCTTAGCACTCCATTTGTCGATATCTATTGATGCCTGGGATACTTTTCCGACCCTATAAGTTTCTATATATTCATCTATGAAAGACTTAAGAGTAGGGATGTCAGTTTTACACTTATTTAGCTCAACATCACGTTCTAAGTCTCGTGCTAACTTCTTAGCATCTCTTTCCTTCTTTACATTTTTCGAGATAGTCCTACGTTTACCATTCTCATCATAATAGTATACTCGCACACGATAGCCAGTACTAATCTTTTGAATAGAAGCCATATCATCATATCCTTTCTAATCCAATTAATTTATGTGTCTTAGATCTGTTGATTAATAACTCTACACGCTTTGTTGCATGTTCCTGCGATACTTTAAAATAATCCATGATTGCTTCAACCGTAAATAAGTTATATTCAACGATTAATCGTTCAGGCATCATGAAGAGTAGGGCGAATTTATCTGCTTCCGTTTCCTGCATGTAGTTATACGATGGATGCATTTGTTTCGAAACTCCTACATGCATAAAATAATGGCCAAGTTCGTGAGCGAATCTGAACCACATATCTTGCGGTGTTCCGAATTTAATGAATATAACATCACATCCGTCCAACTTCATATAGCAGCTCATTTCGTGATTATATGCAATATGAAGATTATAAATGTGAGCGAGAGCTTCAATACTTAAATCCTCAACTCTCTCGATAATATACGCTGTAATATCATTCACAAGTTCTTCAATTCTCATGTTATCTCCTCCGAAATTAGAATATATGTTTGGTTTTATGTTAAAATTAGAACGTACGTTCTAAAAAATTTTTCAAAAATAACCACTATATTACTAGTGGTCGGCTAGCTTATAAATAATTTATGGAATTAGAGGTGAAAGTAATGATTGTTAATCTAGATGATGAAAATGTTGCGATTATAATAGATGCACTATGCCATGTTGAATCTACTACAGATGCATTCGATTATATAGGTACAAATCCAACTCGCGAAGCCTACAGAAAGGCTTTTTTGAATACTTTTGAAAAAATCAATGAAATTAGTAATGATGAGACTCGAAAGGGTATTTTTTATTTTCAAAAATAATTATCTATTATAGTTCTTATACTATTTAATATAATCTCACAATCAGCTTTAGCTACCTCTCCTTTATTAGAGTGTGCTAAAGAATTGCGCAATGAATAAGTGATATCAATCCTTTTTGCTAGACGATAATTAATAACATTTCGATTTCTTAGTTCTTCACCTAGATAATTCAACATTGTATTATTATCTATTTTTATATTTTCTCTTTTGCAAAGCGCTATTAAAACTGTTTCTAGAGCAACGCTTAAGGTAGCTGCAGCAGGTAAATATAACTTTCTTTTATAGCATTCTTCTGCTTGATCCATTTGATATTTAAAGTCATCGTTAAATCCTTTGGCATTAAAGCTCCTTATTAGACCTTCATAATCTAAATGGGAATACGGTGAGATGGTTTCGTGGTTGTATGAATCAACCTTTGTTTTATTTTCGGTTCTCCAGTTATCGTAGTCCTTCTCCGCTCTGAGTCCTCCTTTATCTTTACTAAATATTTTTGAATAGAATTTTTCTATTATAAATATTTTATGTTTTACTAGTTCTGGAAATTTGATTTCAATAAATTTTTCTATTCTCTCATAATTACTAAAATCTACAACTTTTTCGTATTCAGAGGGCTCTATATCTGTAAAATCATATTCAAGCTTTTCAAAATTATGATTATCAACTATTAACAATGCAGTCTCATAGAAGAATTGTTTATCATTAAACTTTAAAATACAGTAGCTAAGATAGTTGCTATATTTTAAAAGAGGAAAAGCCTCGTCATGATGTTCCTTAATGTGATTGAAATTCAATTTAATTATTTCTTTGTATCCATTCAAATATTCATCGAGATAATCTTCATTTATATTTGCCATATCCTCATCTCTCTTTCTAAAAATAGCCGACCAGTAGGATACTAGTGGTCAGCTAGTGTAAATTATTTAATTGGTAACTCAATAATTTGTTCTTCTGATAAATTCTCTCCGGTTTCATCATCGAAATAAGGCTTTGCTATATACGAAATAGAAGAAAGATCATCAACTTTAGTATCTTTTAGTTCATATACAATTTTACCAGTAGATTTAACTGGACCTTTCATTTCAACAACCAAATCTGAATCAGTTAAAAAACTTGGTTCTACTTGCTCGCCTGAACTTGTCATAAGTTCTGCTTGATCTGCATAATAGTCTGCAGGTGTATTGCCAGTATTCTTTAATGTGACATCAAGAATTACAATTTGTGCATTTTCTCCAGCTTTAGTACTACTAAAATTATACTCATTATCTGGTGTAACCTTAATTTCTCCTAATTCTAAATTGTTGATAGTTAATTCAGCAGGACCAGCCTGGATTACTTTATTAACATTAGTTTTTTTCTTTGATTTGAAATCATCTAACGGATTTAACGAAGAAGTATCTTCATCATTTTCATTATCATCAGTACTTTCTTCCATAGCATTGTCATCTTCTGCTAGTAATTCTAGAGAATCATATTTTATTCCTTCTTTGTCCATAAAAGCTTTTAATTCGACATCATCTATATCTTTAAGTTGATTTTCCATATCATTGTTTAGCTCTTCGAATTTTTTATCTCCTTCTTCTTCGGACATTTTCCCGTCATTAACCTTTTTGATGACTTCAGAAGTGGAACTTATAAACTTACCTAATACTTGACCAAATTTAACCATGCTTTCCGATGGTTTTTCATATTTGACAGGTTCTTTGTTATTATCCAAGAACTTTTTGAAATCTTGAGCTGCAGATTCTACTTTATTACCACTTGTTTCAAAAGTTGCTAGAATACCTTGTACATTACCCGACTCTGATGATTGTTTAATATTCATTAGTTCTTTCGAATATACATCGATTGTTTTTTGGAACTCTTTTTTAATTTTCTCATCACTTATGTATTTTTCTTCTTTAGGTTTGCTTGTTGTTTTATTTTCTTGACTGCTTTCTTCTCCACATCCTGCTAAAAGAATACTGATAGCTAATCCACTTGATATTATTTTTTTCATTTTAATCTCCCATTATATATATTTTTCAACGCAGGATAGAATTATGTCTTTATGGTTAAGTAAATCGAATGGCTTATCGATACTTATAGTTGTTTTTTCTTCATTATTTAGTACGACTTTACTATTTTTACCTAGATAGGCTCTGGCAATCCATTTCCTTATGTTATTATCTATCAAAATATTAAAATAACTTTGATTATCTCTGTAATAAACTCTGTCTGCAGGAATGACATCATTTAGAATCACCTTAATTATCGCATAAGTTTCTAACTCTTCTGGGGTTGTGATAATTTCGGGTTCAGATTTTTTAATCGAAGAAACGATTTCTTCTTCAGGAAGATCATCTGATATGTTAATTTTGGGGTTTGCTCCAGTATTATTTAGGGCAGCATTTAACTTATCAGTAACTTTATCTTTTAACATTAAATTAAATGTATGCTTTACTGTTGGATTAAATCTATCGATTACGGCTTTTGTTTTTACACCTTCATATACATGATTAAGGATATGTTTTACGAATTCTTCATTGGGATTTTCTAGCTGTTCATTTAAATAATTTCGAATCAAGTTCACATATTTAAGCTCATACGCAGAACTTGAAATATTTTCAACATCGAAATTTTCTTTAGTAAACTTAAAAAGCTCTTTTATATGATTTTCTTTCAATTGTAAAATATTAAAAATAAGGAAAGGTTTTGAATCCATTTTATTTGGCTCTTCTAAGTCAGTAAAAAATCTGTATTCAATACCATTTGTTAGTATTCCAAACTTAGAAGTGCTGGTTCCGAAGTATCTGAATAACTGAGAATCATGATTTGTTAATTTTTCGTTTATAGATTTACACTCTATTAGTATCACAGGTAGTTCGTTATCTATAATTGCATAATCTACTTTTTCCCCTTTTTTTATACCGACATCTGCAATAAATTCTGGAGTGAATTCTAACGGATTAAACACATCATATCCTAGCGCTTGAAAAAAAGGTAAAACTAATGCAGTCTTTGTTGCTTCTTCTGTATTAACACTGTCTTTTAACTTTTCAACACGATTAGATAACAACTCTAAATTAGATGTAAACTTTTCCATTTAACCATCCCCTTATATTTAATTATAATTTCTTATTTCTCTTAGATCGCTCTACTAAGAAGGCTCCTTGTTCTAGCAGATTCTGAATAATTCTATCTTGTTCTTCTTTCGGTAGTTCATTTAAACCTTCGATATGGTTGAAAAACAAAGATTCAACTTTTACATTGTTTAACTTTTCTCTACCATGTAATGCATCCTAAAGAAGTTTCGAATATATCTGCAATTTTCTTTTGAATATTAGCATCAGGAGTTCTTCTATCTTGCTCATAAGAAGCGTATGTTGTTTTTGCTACTCCTAGTTTTTCTGCCATTTGAGTTTGTGTATAACCATACTGCTTTCTTAATTTTTTTATATTCTGAGCAAACATTTATAACACCACCTATACTTCAATTATACGCAATATGCGTACATTGACCATAAAAAAACAGAAAATAGTACAAAATGAGTATTTATTATTGACAAAGTACGCGTTTAGTAATAGTATGTAAGTACGCAATATGTATTGCTTGGAGGTGAGAAGATGAACACGTTAAAATCTTTGCGTAAAAAGCACAATATTACTCAAGAACAGTTAGCAGATGCTGTAGGACTTGCAACCACAACTATTTCGAGTTACGAGATAGGTCACAGAAACATTACTATTCCAGCTGCTTTAGCGTTAGCTAAATATTTTAATGTAAATTGGACTATTTTTTTTGATGATAAAGTACGCGAAATGTACGATTTAAAACAAAGTGATAACCAGGCAAGCGACCAAACTCACCTGGTATAAACCATCAATTACACGACCAAATGTAATTGTACGGTGTGACCAACACCGTACCTAAAGTATAGACCAAAAGTACGTAAACATTAAAGGCCAAAAAATATTCAAGGAGAAAACAATTATGAAAACAAGTATACAGAGACATAGACAAAGAACTCGTAGAACTCAATCACAAGTTGCAGACATGTTACTTACTACTAAACCAAATATCTGCAATATCGAGAAGGGACGTCGCAATATCTCATCTGAAATCTTAATGACAAGTTACGAAAGAAGTGATGATCCAATTCTAATCAAAGAAATGTCATACGAGTTCTCGAACGGATATACGACACCAGCACCATCAGAAGTAGTATTTGATGACCATCGTATATGTATAAAAGAGAGGATGCTTAATGAAATACGAGAAGTAATTGATGTTCTCAATCTCTATCGTATTGATAAACGCCCTGAATATTGCAGTCAAGAAGACATTGAGAATGTAAGACGTATCGCTAGCGAAACGCAAGATGTGATTTTTGAAGCACAGGCGCTTATCGACAAAATCATTATAGATTACCAATTGAATCCACAAGAATTATCTAGAACAAGAAATCAGCGTTACAAAATGGAACGCAGAATCTGAGGTGATTTTCATGGATAAAAAAGCAATTGGAAGAAAAATACAAAGTATTCGATTGAATCTAGGTATGAACACAAGAGAGTTTGGAGAGGAAATACTTAATTCATCAGACAGTCTTGTGAGTAGATGGGAGAAAGGTAAATCAGTTCCTCGACAAGATAGGTTGAAACGTATTGCTGAACTCGGAAACATAACTGTTGATGAACTTGTCACAACATTAGATTATCAATCGCTCTACGAACAAGAAAAACAAAAGAACATAAAAAATGATGCAAGAATAATCGGTCAACGGATCAAAAACATTAGACGCTCAAAAGGGTTGTCTATGAGGGAGTTCGGAGAGTATTTCGGTGCTCAAAGTGGAGTGGTATCAAATTGGGAAAACGCAAAACAAACTCCAAACAGAAAACGTTTAAAACAAATAGCGGAATTTGCCGGAATAACTGTCGAAGAACTTACAGACTCAATTGATTACAAGCAGTTATACGAACTTGAATGCAACAGAGCTGAAAGCCTGCAAAATGAAATCGATAATTTAAAATTACAAATTGATTTATTAAAACGAGGTGATTAAATGTTTGCACCAGAAGTTATTAACAATTTAACAGATGCAATTGCTGAACAGCTAGAGGACAAACTGACAAAGAAATATCATCCAACAGTTTCGAGAGAAGAAGCTATGGATCTTATAGGTTGTAGCGCTGCAGTATTCAATGAAATAAGAAAACGAGATGATTTTCAGTTCGTTCATATTGAAGGAATCTCATCGCGTTACAGCACAGCAAACTTAATCGAATGGATTAACGGAAGGAGGAAGTGACATGAAGTATTTAGCGAAGTTATCTTATACATTACTTTATCTGATTTGTACAATTTTCGCATGCTTAGTGGTGTTATTTCTAGCTTTAGGATTTCAAATGCAACCAGCACCAAGACTAGGGTTAACAATCATCGTTCAACTTTCATCATTCCTTTTGCTTTCAACTTACAAAGATTTAAAGGAGGTGAGATAGATGAGAAAATTACAAGCATTAAAAATAGCCCTCTTAATCGTCATCTTGGCGGAGGAGATTAAGAGAGTTAAGAAAACAAAATATGTTGCTGGCTTAGCTCAAGATATTAGATACTTTTAAATTAAACATCTCAGTTTTTGCACACGTTTTACAGACTGTAACGAATACTTCCATACCAACTAACGATGCTGGCTGTGAGATGAGCGGTAATGAATGAATTTCATTTGAAAATACTATTTGAGGATTCGAGCAACAAACAGAACGCTCTTGAGATTTAAGGTAACTTTCTATTTTTTTCATTTGACTATCATTAAATTTCAAATTTTCCATTATATAACCTCCTTTCTTAATCAGATTAACAAAATTATACAGTAAGAGTTTGCAAAATATAACGGAACATCAGTTCTAAAGGAGAAATTATTTTATTCCAAAACATTTATTAATGAAAGAACAGAAAGGATGAAGCAAATGAACACATTAATCAAGATCGAGAATAATTCAGAACTAGGCCCAGTCGTTAGCAGTAGGATAGTTGCTGAAGAGTTAAGTAGAAGACATTCACATGTAATTAGAGATTTAGAGAAAATTTTACTCGACCCAAATGTGGGCTCAGTGATTTTTGAATCTAAATACAAAGATGTAACAGGTAGAACGTTAAAAGAGTATTTGTTAACTAAAGACGGATTCATCCTATATATGTTCAACATCCAAGGTCACAACGACTTCAAAATGGCATATATCAATAGATTCAACGAAATGGAGAAAACATTACAAAACAGATTACCTGGAACATACAAGGAAGCATTATTGCAGTTAGTTGAACAAGTGGAAGAAAATGAGAAATTACATCTAGAGAATACGATGCAGAAACAACAGATTGGAGAGTTAAAACCGAAAGCGAACTATGTAGACACAATTCTTAAAAGTAAGAGCTTAGTTACTATTGGTCAGATCGCAAAAGATTATGGCATGTCTGCTCAAGAGATGAATAAACTGCTTCAACGATTCAAAATTCAGTATAAGCAATCAGGACAATGGCTACTTTACTCAAATCATCACGCTAAAGGTTATACGCATTCAGAAACAACTGAGATTACGCATAAAAATGGAAGTGTTTCAGTGAGAATGCATACGAAATGGACACAGAAAGGTCGTTTATTCCTTTATGAATTCTTGAAACGCAGAGATATTATTCCTGTGATTGAATTTGAAAGCGAGGAAACTGCATGAAGTTACCTTACTGTAGGCAAGTAGAGTTCGTTAAAGTTGGAAGAGCATTTTTCACGCTTGATGAGTACTACAGATTGATAAAAGAATACGGACCGCATTGCGATGTTGAGTGGGATTTAGAAAACGACTGCGGAGTTGCTTATTTTACAGAAGTAGTCACTGTAGGAGGTGATAGAAATGCAGGATAACTTATCAGAGCTTGAATATTTGGAAAGATTGTATTGTAGCGATGAAGAGGATGAAGATAATTTGAATTGGAACTTAAATCATCAAGAAGATGTTTATCGTGATCGAGAGTTTAACACATAAAAAAAGCGCATATCAAGGATACGCGCATCAGATAACAACTCTAACTCATTATATCACATAAAGATGAAGGAGGAAATAACATGGCAGAGGTTTTAAGCACAAAGGACATGACTCATGAAGAATGGCTGAAAGCTAGACAGTCAGGTATCGGTGGAAGTGATGCCGGAACTATTCTCGGAGTGAATAAGTGGAAATCTAAAACACAACTATTCTTCGAGAAGGTAAATCCAGAATTAAAGCAACAAGTTGACAACGAGTTTATATATTGGGGGAACGTCCTTGAAGATGTTGTAGCTAAAGAATTTGAAACAAGGACAGGTAAGAAAGTCAGAAAAAACAACAAAATGTTAAGACATCCTGAACATGAATTTATGTTAGCAAACTTAGACAGAGTAATAGTAGGTGAAAAGGCATTGCTCGAATGTAAGACTACTTCGCAATACAATATTGATCAATGGAAGGATGACGAGATACCAGCATCGTATCTTTGTCAGATTCAGCACTACATGGCAGTTACAGGATATGAAAAAGCATATATCGCAGTTTTATGTGGTGGTAATCAGTTCATTTGGAAGGAAGTGCCGCGTGACGATGAATTGATTGGAATTATCATCAATGCTGAAAAGGACTTCTGGTATAACAACGTTCTTGCAGGCGTTATTCCTGAAATAGATGGAAGTGATGCAACTAAAAATTTCTTGAATCATATGTATAAAGATATCGATGAAACCGAAGTTCAGTTAAGTGATGATGTCGAAACATTATTAACTGCATTAGAACAAGTTAAGCAAGAAGAAAAAGAACTTAAAGAACTTAAAACGCAATATGAAAACAAAATAAAGCACATACTAGGCAACAACTTAGCAGGTAAAACAAGTGGATATCAGATTACCTGGAAACCACAAGTAAGAAAGACTCTGGATACTAAGAAGATTCGAGAAATTTATGGAGAACAATTAGACCCTTATTACAAAGAAACAGAAACTAGAGTATTAAAAATCAAACAAATCAAAGGAGCGTAATAATTATGGCAACTACTGAATCATTAAAACAACAGGTACAAACTACACAACAAAATCAAGTGGCAAATCAACCGAAACCTCAGACGATTGATGATTACATGAAGAAGATGGCACCGGCAATGGCACAAGCGTTACCAAAGCATATGGATATTGATCGTTTAACACGTTTAGCAATGACTACAATCAGAACAACTCCTGCATTAAAAGATGCAGATGTAGGAAGTCTACTTGGAGCAGTGATGCAAGCAGCACAACTTGGACTAGAGCCTGGATTGATGGGTCATTGCTACTTACTGCCTTTTAACAATAAAAATAAAGGCATTAAAGAAGTTCAGTTCATTATCGGATATAAAGGCATGATTGATCTAGCACGAAGAAGCGGTCATATCAAATCAATCTATGCACATGCAGTATATAGTAACGATGAATTTGATTATGAACTAGGATTAGAAAGCAAGTTAGTTCACAAACCGACGATGGAGCCTGATAAAGGAGAATTTATTGGTGCTTATGCGGTAGCGCATTTTAAAGATGGTGGATATCAATTTGAATTTATGAGTAAGGCAGACATTGAAAAGCGTAAAGGTAGAAGTAAAGCTGCAAACTCTAAATTCAGTCCTTGGACATCAGATTATGAAGAGATGGCCAAGAAAACTGTTGTTCGTCATATGTGGAAGTATTTGCCGATTAGCGTAGAAGTGCAGCAACAAGTTGCTTATGACGAAGGTACAGGTAAGGATATCAGCAAGATTAAAGACGTCACACCTGATGACACGTTGCTTGAAGCACCAGACTATGAATTGCTGGATATCACAGATGAAAATACGGAGGGGTAAGACCCTCCATTCTTTTAGAAAGGAGTAAGTTATGGCTAAGACAAAAAGGTACTTTTGGTTGAAACTGAAAGAAGACTTTTTCAATCAAAAAGAAATAAAACTGCTGAGAAAAATTGCTGGGGGAGATACGTACACAATCATATATCTTAAGTTATTATTACTCAGCTTAAAAAATGACGGAAAAATTTACTTTGACGGTTTAACAGATGAATTTTCTGAAGAAGTCGCTTTAGAGATCGATGAATCAGTTGAGAATGTACAGGTAACTATGCAGTTCTTACAAAAGAAAGGCTTAATCGCTTTTGATACAGAACATCAAGATGAATTCGAACTTACTAATATAGCTTCAATGATAGGTAGTGAGACAGATAAAGCAGCTATGATGAGAAGGAAACGAGCAAGAGAGAAAGAACAAAAACAATTGAATGGTAACAATGTTACTGCAGAGTTACCTGACCGTTACACAGAGATAGAGAAAGAGAAAGAGATAGATTTAGAGAAAGAGAAAGAGAAGACAAAGAGAGAAACAACTCGTCCTTCGTCATTCGATATCTTCGAAAATGGTGGTTATTGGCTACCTGGATCCAATAACAATGCAGAAGTTATTTGCATGGATAGATGACTTCGGAGATGAAGGTGATTCTATCGTCAGCAAGGCATTAGATGTAGGTATTGAAGCGGGCATTAAAAACTATAAATATGTGAATGGCATATTAAGAAACTGGCATAACAAAGGATTTAAGACAACAGCTGAAATAGATGCTAATGAAATTGCTAGACAGACTAAGGATAACAATCAAGTTAAACCTAATGTGCAGACAACAAAACGTTCACCTGAAGAAATCGCAAGACTTAAAGAACGTAACGAAAGAAACATGAGACAGATGTTAGGTGGTGAAGATGTTGAAATCATTACTGAATAGTGAACTTATGAAAGCAGTAGCAAATCGAGGTATCCCAGAAATCGAAGAGGAAACATGTGATAAGTGCGGCACAAAGAATACTTACAAAGTAAATGATGATGGAACGCGTGAGCTAGTAATCAAATGCGACTGTCACCTTAGAGAGTTAGTTAGAGCAGATAAGAAACGAATGCAGCAAAAAAAGATTAACTATTATTTCAATCAGTCGCTAATTAATCCGGATCTGAAAAAGGCATCATTCAAAAATAATGATATTGATCTCGAAAAAGCAAGTCCTGAGATATATAACGCTTATAAAGTAGCATCTAACTTCTGTAAAGAGTTCAGTAAACAAAATCCTAAAACCATCGTTATACAGGGTGATACAGGAACAGGCAAGTCATTCCTTGCATTTTCAATCGCAAGATACTTGAAAGACAAAGGTAATACAGTGCTCTTTATCGATAATGTTGAGCTTTTATCACTCATTAAAGCATCATTCAATAAAAAGAATGATGATACAGAAGAAAAAATCATGCGATTAGTTAGTGAAGTTGATTTATTGGTCCTGGATGATGTAGGAGCAAACAAGCAAACAGACTGGGCATGTGAGAAGTTGTATGAGATTACGAATAAGCGCCAAGGCTTGAATACAATCTATACAACGAACTTAGACATCATTAATGAAATGCCATCTGATTTCATGCTGAAACGTGCTTATTCAAGAATATGCAATGGTGCAACGTTTTTAACATTAGATGGTGCAGACAGAAGAATGCAATAAACATACAAAAGGAGAAGTGAAACGAATGACATTTAATATCGATGAAACAATTAAGAAGATTAATCAGACTTTAGCAGAAAGGAAAGTACCTGTTCAGGTTGAGATAAAGAAATCCTGCAAACCACAATGGGATTTCGAACAGCTAGAAAAAATTAAAGAAGAACAGAAAGAACAAGCAAAGCAAGAACGAATCCAGGAATACGCAAAACTGCTTTACGATGAAAAATTTGTAGTTGTATCGAACGAAAGAATGCAGGAATTGAAAATGAAAGAACGTATGCTAAGTAAAATATCCGACGACATGGTTTCTGTATTAGAAGATATTACGGAGGTGATCAAGCATGACTAAAGAACAAATCATGAGACGCCTTAACTGTACAGAAACATATGCGCAACGAATGATTGACTGGGCAACAAATGAATTAGAGTTGCGTGTCCTGGTAGCGCAAAAAGACCATGAGTTACAAACTCGAAAGGGGATTGAGGAATATGGACCAACAGAACCTGCGACAGCTTAAGACTAAAGTTAAGGAATTAAAAGTACAGGTCGTTATTGCTAGGCATAACGTGAGGGCATCAGAGGAAGATGTCGACAGATTACAGTTTCTTGATTTTGCAGATTCAATGATTAAACAAATTAATGAAATGATGGAGGAAATGAAATGATTAACAGAGTAGTACTTACGGGTCGATTAACAAAAGATCCAGAATTCAGAGTAACAACATCAGGTGTTTCAGTCGCAACATTCACATTAGCAGTAAATCGCATGTTTTCGAATGACCAGGGAGAAAAACAGGCAGATTTTATTAACTGTGTGACTTTCAGAAAACAAGCAGAAAATGTTAACAACTTCTTAAGTAAAGCCAGTTTAGTCGGTGTTGACGGAAGATTGCAATCACGCAGCTACGATAATCAACAAGGACAGCGTGTATTCGTTACAGAAGTGATTTGCGACAGTGTTCAGTTCCTTGAACCAAAGAATAGTCAAAATAACGCAAATAATAATGCACAACAAACGAATTACAATCAGACGAACAACAATAACCAAAACAACCAAAACGTCAATAGAGGGCAAAATAACACAAATAACGGATACTCGCAACAGCATGAAAATCCATTTGCTAATTCATCAGGCCCTATCGATATCCAGGATGATGATTTGCCCTTCTAATTTAATGTATTAAAGGAGTGATTCAAATGTCAAAATCAGAAGTCTATTACTTGAATTCAGATGTTGCAAAGCATTTTGATCAGCACTTTAAAGAAGCGGGATTCTATTCAGAAGAATATGCAATCCAGGAATACCTATCGACCAAAGGTATTAAGGGATATGTCACACTCATGACCAGAGAAAAAGGTGGCATAAAAATAAAGATGTGCATCGATAGAGATGATAAGACCAGCAACAAGTTTAATGTTAATCAACTCAATCACAATATAAACCATGAATTATATGACCAAGGAGTGAACTTATGAGTTTACTAAAGAGATTCAAACTTTATGACCAGAAGAAAGAATGGGCAGTTACAGTAATTCCGTTAAGTGGACGTGATGGTTACAGAAATTTGACGTCTAACTTTCAGTTAGAAAACAAGATTTATAAATATTTAAGAACTTTGTTCCAAAACTGTTCCAAAACGTTCCAAAAGTAAAAAGAGAAATGGAACGGATAAACGTTGATATATCAGTACTTTGAGCGTTACTGTTCCATTTGTTCCATTATTTTTTATATATAAATAAATATTAAATAAATAAATATATATAAAAGGTAGTGCTTTTTTAACGGAACATTTGGAACAGGGTGCTGGAAACGTTGATATGAAAGGGTTTAGGGTGTTCCAAAACGTGTTCTATTTTGGAACAAAAGTGGAACAAAAATCATATAGAAGGGATAGATTAAGATGAACAGAAACACATTAGGAGATTTAAACGGTTACTTATTCGAGCAGATGGAGAGATTGAATGATCCAGAATTATCGAAAGAAGAATTAAAAAATGAAATATCAAGAGCGCAAGCAATTACAAAGGTTTCGGCTCAGATTATCAACAACGGTAACTTGGTTTTAAAAGCACAAGTCGCTTATGACAGCATGATGGATATTGATGCTGAAAAGCCGACATTACTCGAGGGATAGTTATGGCGAGAAGAAAAAAATACTCAGAAGAATTGATTGAATATGTGAGAGAGATAAGTGAAGGAAGTTTACGTGATGAAATACTAGAAAAGACGAACAGTAAATTTGGTTTGAAACTTACTAAAGAGCGATTAGATTACCTGATGACACAAAATAGAATAAAAACAGGTATAAAAACAAGCGAACAACGTAAACGACCAATAGGATCAGAACGTGAAACTGGTAGTAGAAAAATAATGATTAAGATAGCTGAACCAAGTGTGTGGGAGTATAAGCACATCGTAGAATGGCGTAAACATTATGGCGAGATTCCGAAAGGTTATGTGGTAAGCGCTAGAAATCGAGACTTAAGAGATACAAGAATCGAAAATCTGATGTTGCTTACAAAGCAGCAGGTAGGCTACTTATCCAGGAAAACACTAAAAGACATCGACTACATTAATGATGATGTTATAAAACTGATTAATTTCATGATTGAAATTAAGAAGGCGAGCGAGAAACTAAAAGACAAATAGGAGTGGTTGAGATGAGTGGATATACACTTAGCAATCATGCGTTCCAAAGATTTTGGGAACGCGTGCAACATGGCGTAAGCAAAAAGAAAGCGACTGAATGGGTCGAGAACGCAATTAAGAAAGGTATTAATTGTGGGGGAGAAGATGACCGACATTATTACAGATACGAAGACTATAAAATAGTGGTCAGTCCGACAAACAAAACGATTATAACGATTTATAACGTAAGCGTATTTAATAATAAAGAATTAAATAATGAGATACACGAAATGATCGTGGCGAAAGTAAATAGAGAATTGAAGTTATCCTTTAAAGCTAAAAGAAAGCACATGATTCAATATCACGAAGCAAGTATTAATCATTTGAAAGTGAATAACCCTGCAACAAAGAACATCATAAAAGAAGATATCAATGAATTAAGAAGTCTGCTTGTAAGGATAGACGATGATATCGAAGCAATCAAGAAGACTGCGAAGAAATACCATGTAAATGAAGACAAATTATATCTAATGGAGTAAGGAGTGTTAAAGATGACATACAGAAATAAACGTATCAACAGACATGTGCATGCAAGAAAACCTGTGAACAGTGAGTTTGAAGAGAGACCTCAACGCATAACGATTACTAAACGCGCTGAATTGAAAGAGTTCAAATTTGGTAAGTATCCGAATAAGCTACTCGAGATGATGTTTAAGGGGTGGTAACCATGTACGGACTACTGAATCGCATTAAACTACTCGATGATAAAGAGAAGTTCGCAACAACGGTCATTCCGTTAAAGAATGGTATGTATAAAATATTGGAGCGTACAGAATTCTATCGTGTACGCTATCCTGCAACGATAACGAATAGCGAGGGAGTTACAGCATACTGTGAAGAATATGGCTTGCACAGAGCAGATATGAAGCAACTAGCACTATTCGAATAAGGAGTGAATCACATGATCATCTACTTAAAAGAATCAGAATGGACGAGACTGTTCAACCACTACATGAATAAAGGTTGGCAGACAGATAAACGAGATAAACGGAACGGTAATATCTATTATTCACTCATTGATGACACGTACAGAGCAATTGACGTATCAGGCGAAGTTTACGTAGAAGAGTTTAATAGCGCTCAGGAAATGCACGCACAGTACGATGAGCGAGTGCATGAGCAGGTTACTATATTTGATTACTGAAAGATGGAATAGAAGGAGAAGATGAATATGTCAAAACAAGTTGCTAAGTATGATCAATTAAAAGACGTGTATGTATTTATGAACGAAAATAAAGAAATGGTAGTGATTAAAGCTGATGTGGTTGAACAGTGTGTAGACCAAAAGATTAAAGCTAATCAATGGATTGAGAAAGAATCAAATGAATACCACGAAGAAATGAAAAAAGCAGGAGGAAAATAAAATGTATATCGTACATTTCATGAAATATGAAGATGATATTTTAGTTGATGCATGGACATCAGAAGATTATTTCAAAACTGAGTTTGATGCTAAAGGGTGGTTATTACCTGGTGGGAACGACAAATTTGTACAAGATGAAATGTTTGAGAATCATTATAAATACGAAAAAGATGGCATAAGACTTGAAGCTGAAATTAAATATATGTATGAGTTTTTAGGACTTTAAAACGAAACCAAACATTCATCGAGGTGCTAAATGGATAAGTATAGAGACATGACAGTAGAACATGGCACAGGGTTAAGAAAGCAGCACACGAACTATGGATTTAAAGGCTCAGTTAATGAGTTCCTAGAATCAATTAGAAAATACAATAGTCCTTTTATTCAAGTATTCGAAAGAATTGATGGAGAGTTAGTACTGCTATGGTCTAAAGATAATAAAGGATTGCTACAGCGGGGAGAACAGATGGAGTTATTTTAACGTCCGGTTAAACGAACGATGGAATAACCTAGAGAACCTAAGTTAAAAAATCACAAGGAGGAAACAACATGCAAGAGTGGGTTAAAGAAGGCACAAATTACTGGGAGAACGAAGAATGTCCTAGAGAGTATTTAGAAAACGCACTTAAAGGACTTATCCACTTTATAGAAGATATACATGTAGATGATGAACTCGTTAGAAATATGAGTGATGAAGAACTTAAAAATAAAATAGATTTCTATGAGTATGTAGCTGATAAGTAAATCACAAGGAGGAAATGAGAGATGAGTAAAGACAAAAAAGAATATTATGTACTTTCTATACCTTATGATTCTGCTTACGGAATTTATGACACGTTCCAGCAAGCATTAGAAGAAGGAAACAGACCTGAAAATGAATGGCTTAAATTAATACTTTATAAAACTAAAATGAACAGAGCATTGAAAAGTGAGGACGTAATAGGACGATTCAGAGATGGAAAGTATATAAGTTCAGAAGAGTAAATCACAAGGAGGAAATGAAAGATGGCAAGAACTCGAATTAAAATATTTGGAAGCTATTATGAAGATGATTTAGACCGTAAATTTGAAATCAATATGAATAATTGGTTAAGAAGTAACACTTATGAATTTGTAGTTAAAGATATTAAGTTTGTACCAGTAGATTATAAAAGTGTGAAAGTTATTGTGATATTTGAATCGTAACACGAAAGGAGAGAGGGATCGTGAGACACGTAATAAGGGTTGGTAAATCAAGATGGTACACAGAAGATAGACCTCAAGGATATACGACATTTAAAAGTAAAGCATACGTAACAGAAGATGCACGAAAAGCATTAATTATTGCTATCAAACATGACGGAGATGTTGAGATACTCGAAAAGGAGAATGAATGATGAGAAAAACACCATACAGAAAAGTATATTGGTCTGTGGTTGGTAGAAAACGCAAGTGGGATCATTGGAGAACTTTAGAATTCTTTTATATTCACTATAGATTGAGAAAAGGAGAATGACAATGACTAATATAGGAGATAAAGTCAAACTCAAGAAATATGACGAAACTATCTACACAGTAGTAAATGTCGAAGATGAACATGTAAGAGTAATCGATGGCACAGGTACTCAGCTTATGCAAGTACGCAAAGATTTTGTTGATGTTGTCGAACAATATATCGATTACAAACAACGTGCTGATGAACTTGAAAAGCGATGGAGTGAGTTGGTAGATGTTCTGAAGAAAAAGTATGAGTATTACAAAGTTAGAGCTGATGATGAAAGTGCAGGACCTATTGAACAAGATAAGTGGAAAATCGCAAAACACGAATTGATGATGGTGCTAAAAATTATGACTGATTTGAAACGAGGTGAAACTGAATGAAAATTATATACTCACATAGCGACTGGAATGTAATTGATCCTCAGAATCAGATTGTTGAATCATTTTCAAACAAACAATGTGCTAAGGATTACCTGAAAGCATTAGAAGTACCATACAAAGAATTTTACAAAGTAAAAGAACATAAAGTGATGAGAAGAGAGGGATAAGTAATGATTAAAATGACAACGGAACTAATTAAAAAATGGGCAATAGACCGTAATTTAAACACAGCTGATCCGAATAAGCAGATGTTGAAATTAGTAGAAGAATTTGGGGAGTTAGGAGAAGGGATGGCAAAGGGTAAACCTGAACTTATCAAAGATGCATTAGGCGATATGTACGTGGTTATGACTATACTCGCAATGCAAATGGATATTGATATAAACGAGTGTATCGATATAGCTTACAACGAGATAAAAGATAGAAAAGGCAAAATGATTGATGGCGTGTTTGTGAAAGAATCTGATTTGTAGCAGGAGGGAATCAAATGGAAATCATTTTATTAATACTGATAGCGTACTCGCTCATAACGTTTCATGAGCGACACCTATATAAACAACGTATCAATGACTTAGAAATTGAACGCAATCATTACAAGTACTTGTACAACGAACGCAAAAAGGATTTGCAGATTGTAAAAGAACGAATGATGGGTGAGTAGTGGAGGTAGAAATGCAAAAGAAAACAAGTCAACGTAATAGAGGTAAATACCTCGAGACATTAATCGAACGATCCAATATTCAATATGATTTAAAAGGTATAGCCACAATCAATAAGATTCCAACACCTATGACGCATAAGGAGCAAGAACGGAAAGATATTTGATGCCAGGTACACCAAGAAATCAACAGTCGACTTTATCGGCATTCACAATGGAAAATTTATCGCATTTGATACAAAGCAGACATCACTGACCAATCTGCCATTTAAGAATATCGAGCAACACCAGATCGAGTACTTGACCAAGACTCATCAAAAGGGTGGCATTTGCTTTATTCTTATCTTATTTACGAAGTTTAACGAGTTATATAGATTAGACATCCAAGAACTAAAGGAGCTCAAGGAAACGTTAAACAGAGCCAGTATTCCATATACCTGGTTTAAAGAGAATAAAAGACCAATCACAAGTAATAACGGAATCATCTACAACTACTTATAAAGGGGAACAATAAACCATGACTTATACGACCAACCAAATTGTAAGAATGATTAAAGATTATCAGATGAATGTGAAGGTAGTAGCTAAACTTAGAAAGGAATACATTGAGGATGTATGTGGAGCGAATATTTCACAGTACGGAATTGAAGCCACGATGCCTAAACCACAAGGACAGACATCTGATCCAATACTTAGAGAAGTGCAAAGATTAATGAAACAAGATACAGTAATTGCTAAGTATGAAGCGAAAGTGAGATACATTCAAAACCGTTGGGACAGAATAACGGATGAGAAACAAGCGATGATATTCAATATGGTATTGTCAGGTGTAGGGTATGACAAGATTGCAAAGACTGTTGAACTATCAGCTCAAAGAATACATCAAATCATAAATGAAATTGCAGAAATATTAAAAGATTGATATTTTCCCTCTAGTGAAAGCTAGGGGGATTTTGTATGATTAGAAGAAAAGGGAGAGTAGGATAATATGACGGATAAAGAAAAATATGGATTAAAATTAATTTCTATTGTATTTTTATCAATTTTGGTGATTTTTTTAATAAGTATATGTGTTTGGATAGATATTGGTAATAAAAATAAAGATTCAGTAACTATTGTTTTTCTGACCGGCCTAAATGTAGTAATAATGTCGATTCTGACATATTTACTTTTGGAAACTTCTAAAAAAAGTAATGAGACAAATGAACTCTTAGTAAAGCATACTATACATGTTCATAGTGCAAGTGTTATAGACAAGAATGTTATTTTAATAACTAAGTTAGATAATTATTTAAGAAGTGCCAAGGTTATTAAACAGATGGTAATTAATAAATTAAGCACACCAAAAAAACATAAGATATTGAAAGAGATAAAATCAAAACGACGTAGAAATGGAGAAGATATAATTGTTTTCAATAATAACGAATTGAATCGCATTTGTAAAATCAAAGATTTGGAAGTTTTTTTGTACTACAATTGTTTCCCTGTTGACGAACCTGGTTTATCAATAGAAAATCTATTTTTCGACAGTATTTTTAATACAACTAAATCGCATTATAGGATAGTAGATGCTAGAGAGAATTGGAACTTCCTTCTAAATCTTCGAAACGAACAAGATTTACTTTTGGAAAGACTTTATTCTAATCATATTCAAGATTTTTTAAACTTATCGAAAAAGTTTGTTGAGGAAGCACTAAATGCCACGGATGATAATGTAAATTTAATTTATACTGAGATCGAAAGTAGACACGCAGACTCAGTATTTGAACTCATGAATAATATTATATATAGTTTAGAGGAAATGATAAAAAATCTTTATGAAGTTAATGATAATCATAGTAAGAGATTATATTTTGATTAATTTACATATTTACAAAACTTACAAATTTACATATCGTGACATAACCTATAATCCTAATTTAAAATGGGAGGTAGGTCGGAGCGTAGTACACTACAATCATTCAAAAACTTGTTTTTGTACCTCGCACTGCATGAACCTAACGGTTCTTCGTTTACTTTGCCATGAGTAATCTCCTTTCAAAGAATATGTATGGAAACCATCTAGTAATTTCTAGGTGGTTTTTGTATTATTAAACTGTACATGTAAATGTGCCAATTAATTACAAAGGGAGAAGATAGGAATGAACTTACACAGAATTAATTTTTCAGAAGAGAATTATATCAATACTGACGATAACGGTTATGCTGAAGTAATGGATGGTTTAGCGAATAACCAAAAATTTGCAGAAATCACTTGTTTTAAAAATAACAGTACTGAAGTTGGAGTTGTAGTGATTTTAGATAAGATTACTTATATTGAAATGAATGCTTTTACTTTAGATTAAAAATTCAACACTCACTCTGGTGGGTGTTTTTTAATGCAATAAAATAAATAGAGTTTAGTAACGTAAAGGTTGTGAGATATGAGATGAACGAGATTGAAGTTGTTGATGATGCATGAGTACAAATTGGGACGCAGTAAAAGAAGACTATGACACAGGACAGTATACACAGAAACAATTAGCAGAAAAACATAAAATTAAGTTAGGTACATTGAAGTCGAAAATAAGTAGAGAAAAGTGGAAAAAGGTTGCAACCAAGAAAAAGGATGCAACTAATAAAGTTGCAAAAAAGAAGCATCCACAAGATACAACAGATATAAGAAGAAAGAGTGGTAATCCTAATCCACCTAATCAATTCGCAGAACGGAACAACTTTGCTGTGAAGCATGGATTACTGAGTAGGTACATTCCTAAAGAGACGATGGAGCTTATGGGCATAGCTGATTCGATGGATGCATCAGATATTATATGGGCTCAGATACAAATACAGTTTGCGGCAATAATAAGAGCACAAAAAGTAATGTGGGTAGAAGATGCTAACGATCATACGAGTGGAACAACTGGTGTAAGCATGGATGGTGAATCTATGAAAGTTGCATTCGCTTATGAAAAGTATGCATCTTTTTTAAGTGCACAATCACGAGCAATGGCTGAACTAAGGAGTGCATTGAAACAATTCTCATTACATGCAGCAGATGATGATTATCGTAAGTTGCAAGTTGCAGTTATGCAGGAACAATTAACGCAGATTAAGCAACAGAATGAGAATGGAGCACAATCTGATAAACCATTAGAAATCTTAATCACAAGAAAAGAGGGACGAGAATGACAGAAGCTGTTCAGTTGAATAAAGAAGTTAATCCTCGCTTTGAAGAATTCTTGTTTGATTGGAATCAGAAGTTTCAATTTCTTGTCGGTGGTTATGGCAGCAGTAAATCATATCACGTTGCATTAAAGATCATTCTTAAGTTGATATCTGAGAAGCGGAAAGCGTTAGTTGTTCGTGAAGTATTTGAGACTATTAGAGATTCATGTTTCTCGCTCTTTGAAGAGATAATCTATGACTTAGAACTGAATACAAAAGGTGTAAGGCTTACTACAAGTCCTATGAAGATAACATTTCCGAATGGAAGTCAGATTATTTTCAAAGGAATGGATAAGCCAGGTAAATTAAAATCGATCAATGACATCTCGCTAATTTGGTTAGAAGAGTGTTCAGAGATAAAGTATGCAGGATTTAAAGAGTTAATTGGTCGTTTAAGACACCCACGATTAAGAAACTACATGATATTGTCTACAAATCCAGTGAGTAAAAGTAATTGGACATATCTTCATTTCTTTATCAACAAAGATGCGAAAGTCATAAAGTTAGATGATTACCGTTTATACAAAGAAAAGACAATCGTTTTAGGGGACACGTACTATCATCATTCAACAGCTGATGATAACTACTTTTTACCTGATGATTATATTGCACAGCTTGATGACATGAAGAACTATGATATTGATCTGCATCGAGTTGCTAGACTAGGACAATTCGGAGCAAATGGTAAGAAGGTATTACCTCAATTCGAAGTCATGGCGCATGATGAAGTAATGAAAGTAGTAAACAGAACGAGTGCAAGATTATTAAAGAATGGTCTCGACTTTGGTTTTGTTACTTCATTCAACGCATTATCACGAATGGCCATAGATGAAAAGAATATGTGGTTATACATTTATGATGAAGTCTATACGAAAGAGCAAGATGATGAAGAACTGTACCAGGAGCTAGCTTATCTAGGCAGAACGCTTATAAAAGCTGACCACGAGGACAGTACAATCAAATATCTAAACAAAAAAGGTATGAATCTAAGAAAAGCTAAGAAGTATGCCGGTTCACGTGCCGAATACACAAAGAAGGTGAAACGGTTCAAACGTATTATATGTTCAGATAAATGTGTAAATCATATCGATGAGCTACAAGATTTAACATATAAGACTAACAATAACGATGAAATCATTGAGGATCAGTTCAATATTGACCCGCATACATTCTCGGCTATGTGGTACGGACTTGATGATTATGATGTAGCAGTTCCTAAAGGCGACTACATTAGACAACAAAGTGCATGGTAAAGGAGGGCGAAAATGAACGAGTGGAAGAAGTTTGATAAAGACTTTATAAAGAAAAAGCATGATGACATGTATTTCTATCGTGATTTGTATGATGGTAAACATGCAAATATCTTTCCTAGAGCTAAAGAGTTAATCAGTAAAGGCGAGATAATTGATATTCTGCAATACGGAGAGTACAACGCCAAGAATGTAATGACACCATACTTGATGTTGAATATATGTAAAATTATCGTTGATACACCTTCGCTGTTAATCAGTCGTGGCATTGGTAAGGTTAAGACTAACTTCCCGAATAAGGAAGAGTTAGCAAATGATACAACGACTGAAGAAGCGAAAATGATTGAGGGAACAGTTGATAATTCATTCAACAGTGAAGTCATCGACTTGCAGCAAGAGACGATAGACCAGATTGTTAAGAACTCAAAGATTGATCACAAGATGAACATCACTCAATTATTAGTTGATGGTGGTATCGTAGCTGTACCTTCTATGATTAATGGACAGTTAAAGCTGATGTTCAAGGAGCGTAATGTTTATTATCCTCATGATGATGGTCATGGATATGATTTAGTATATGAGTTACCTCAGACTGAAGAAGAGAAAGAAGCGGGTATTGATTACGTCCATATTTATACTGAACGTGAAGATGAGGACAGACTTCTTATACTTCATAAGTTATTCAGAAGAAATGGTGAATCTCAACTTGAAGAAGTTGAAGATTTATCTTTCATTCAAGATAAAATAGGTATCGAACAGTTATATCAAGAGTTTGAAGGTCGTAAACGTTCGTTTATAGCTTATCTTGCGAATAATGCAACGTTCTATAATAAGCTAGGTTCATCTGAACTTAAAGGACTTGCAGGACGACAAGACGAAGTGAACTGGACCTTAACAAGAGCATCACAGACATTTGAGCGCAATGGTAAGCCACGTATCAGTATTACAAGTGAAACAATGGATACATTAAGAAGAATTGCAGCTGATAGATATGGTGATGAAAACAAGATTGATCATAGAGATTTAGAGATTCAAGAAATCGGTGAAAATGGTCAAGTCATGCAGATACATCAGATTGACGTCGATAAAATAGGTGATATGGCTTATCTTAAAGACATTATCAGAGGGATGTTAGCAGAAACGCAGACATCACAAGCAGCAATGGAATTTGTAAGGACAGACACTGCAAGTCCTCAGTCTGGTGTAGCAAAATTCTATGACTTACTTGTATCTTTGATGAAAGCAGAACAAATTAGAAATGATTATGTTGAATTCCTTAAAACTTTATTCGAGAGTGCCTTATGGTTAGCGAATAAAGAGAATGACAGTATCATCATTGAAGAGCCTAACATCACAGTACAAGCGATGATTCCGGTGCCAGAAAAAGAAATCACTGATGCGAATATTGCGAAGTACAATGCTAAAGTTCAGTCGCTTGAAGAGACAGTGAGATTGAACAACCCTGATAAGACAGATGAATGGGTTTATGAAGAGGTTGAACGTATCAAATCAGAATCGACATCACAAGACAGTATGAGTGTTCTAAATGGCAATAATACATTGAATAACTTTTTAAACAACAGGCAACCTGATGGAACGCCACTCGATGAACTAGGAAATCCAATCAAGGAGTGATTAGATGAACGCTGAACAATTAACATTGCTGATTGATGAATTGAAGAAGCACATTGTATCGCTTCTGCATATTACCGATCATTTAAAAGATAGTGATGTACAAAAGACATTACTGACAATCAATAAAATATTTGATGAACTAGGACTTGCTGTTCAAGAGGTATTACCTGTTGAATTAGCGAAGTCCTATTTTATTGCGATAGATGAAGCTACAGAAGATTTACAAGAGCAAGGCATACAGTTGAATGGTCGAGCAATTGTCGATGGTGTAGTGCAGGCAGACTTTAAGACACAAGCAAACGTTGAAGCGCTATCCAATATCGTTACTGACACGATGCTAGACATGCAAGCAGCAATTAGAACCGCTAAAGAAAACTTTAATAATAGTTATATGCAGACATTAGAAGCAGTCAGAAGTGATATAAGCAAAGGGATCTTAGATGGTAACAATCGTGAAGCAATCATAAAGCGAGTATCAGATACATTCTTACAAGATGGATTTACTTCGTTTAAGACTGTAGATGGTAAGCAGTTACCTTTGGACTTCTACTCACGTACAGTGGTTAGAACAAAGATGAGGGCAGCAACGAATCATGGTCATCTAATTAGATATGAAGAAGCGGGTGTCAATCTCGTAACGATAACTGGAAGAGAGCCTACCTGTGGTATATGTGCTAGGTATCGTAACCACGTCTTCAGTATTGACGGAAAAGATAAACGATTCCCACATATCGATGTATACGGACTATTTCCATTGCATCCGAATTGCGAATGCCGTATCAGACCATTTGTAATTGAATATAAAAGTCAGTCTGAGATCAATAAAGCTATTGTTAAAGCAAAGTCATTTAATCCTGATATTGATCCAAGAGCACAAAAACAAAAAGATGCATACAAGCAAGACCAGGATAAGAAACGTATCGCAAGACAAGAAGATAAGCATTACATAAAGATGAAAGCGATATTAGGAGATAAAGCGCCAAAGAATATTGGTGCATATCGAAATATCAAGCGTAATAATCCAATTAAGTTTGAAGAACTTAAGAAGATGATGAGGGGTGAACCTTATGAAGTTAAGGATAGGGCATATTGATTATGAAGTAATAGAACAAAAGAAACCTAAGAATGATGATGGAACTGTCTGTGTAGGCATAATTGATTATTTTGACCATGAAATATTATTAATGAAATCACTTAGTGCTGAGCATAAAAGAAAAACTCTTGCACATGAGATTACACATGGATTATTACATGAATCAGGATTCGAAACTGATGAAGGAATTCATTCTGAAGACACAGTCAATCGCATAGGGTTAACTCTGCATGGATTTTTAAAGGATAATATCGAAGCTTTATATGAATTATATAAACCTCTCTAGAGCGAGAGGTTATCGATTATTTTTTCTTTTTTGTTGTTTTTCTTGCTTGAGCTAGTACACTTCCTGCTAAAGAACGTGCTGACTTTGTACTTTTATTAGATTTCAACACTTTGCTTGCAAGTTTAGCCATTTTACTTGAAGATTGTTTGTTATTCTTTTTACCCATTTAAACACCTCGCTTTCTTATAAAGATAGTATCACGAAAATTTATAAATCACACTTTTATTAAAAAAAGTAAATATATTAAGTAACAATCGTCCTAGACATGACGTTAAAAGGTCTCTTTATTATGGATGGCTTTAAAACTCACGTCCAGAAAGGAATAGTGATCACTTAAGTATCTCATGATGGTGGTATTCCATCAGGTCTTGTGAGTGACATCATACTCACGTGTCCAGCTTATCGACGCTATAACTGTAAGTGTCGTTCGCTTGTACGTCAACAAGCTAGTCAATCGCTGACTTTACAGCGTAATAAAATGTAGACGAAAAGAGGAGAATTAATATGGAACGTAAAGATTTAACGGAATTAGGTATTGAAGCAGAAGCAGTTGATAAAATCATGGAAATGTACGGTAAAGATGTCAATCCAATTAAGCAAGAAAATGAATCATTGAAAGCAGAAGTGAAATCTTTTAAAGAGCAAGTAGCTGATCGTGATAACCAACTTGATGAAATTAAAACTAAAGTTGGTGATGCTGAAGCTTTAAACGCAACGATTGATTCATTGAAACAAGCTAATAAGGATAAGGATGAAGCACATCAGAATTTAGTGAATCAAGTGAAATTGGATTATGAAATTAAATTAGCATTAAACGAAGCCGGTGCAAAAAATGAAAGAGCAGTTAAAGCTTTAATAGACTTAGACACTGTAAAAATCAATGAAGACGGGCAGTTAATCGGTCTAAACGAGCAACTAACTAATCTGAAATCAACTGACGACTATTTATTTAATGGTCCAATCAATCCCGAAAACAAAGATATTAATAACAATCCGGAAAAGCCACCTAACAACCTTAATCCCGGAGGGCTACAAGGAAATGGTGGTAAAGACCCAGACTTATCTGAAGTCGGAAAAGCACATGCAAAACGATTATTTAATAAAGAATAAGGAGGAAAATTAAATGAATTTAAAACCAAAAGTGAGCGCTCAATATAATAATGCTCCTACAGCATTCCGCGATTTTAAAGCAGTAGAATGGAAAGTGGGTAACGCGGTATTAGACGCTTCTAAACTTAAAAAAGGCCAAGTGATTAAACCTTTTACTGCTATTTTCTTAAATGAATCTACTGGTTTATTTGAATTAGTGGCAAGCGATACACCAGCAACAATGAAAGGTGCATTAATTACAGGTTCAGAAGAAGTAGTTATCGAAGATACTACTACAAATGAATTAGTATCAGCTATCCGTAAAGCATCTCTTATTGAAGAGCGTTGCACAGGTGTAACTGCAAACTTTAAAACAGCAACTCAAGGAAGATTAACGTTTGACGTTTAATCAATATAAAACTAGGAGGGAATTAAATGGTATTAGAGATTAAAGAATTTGAACAACCGGCATTACAAGCATTTATCGCTGAAGCGCCGATTACTAAAGAACATAGACTTGCTAAATGTTATCCTGTTGAGCAAGTTGATGAGATTTCAAGCGTATACGACTTAGTGACAAATCAAAAGATTGTTGCAGGTTCTATCGTTGGATTTAATGCAGGTACACCTGTAAGAACTAAAGGAGAAGCGAAACAAGCAGTAGCGAAATTAACTAAAATCGCTCACGCATATCACTTAGATGAAGAAGATATGTTTAAGTTCCGCAATCCACGTAATGACGAAGAGCGTCAGCGCATTATCGATCGTACATTACTAAGCACAGCTGAATTATCTGAAGGTATTGAAGATACTAAAGAATTGATTCGTGCTGAATTAACATATCGTGGGCGTTTCAACTATGAAGATAAACGTGACAACGTTAAGATTCAGTTTGAATTAGAACGTCCTGATGGAAATGACATGACTGCCACTACAAAATGGGCTGACACTGCTAACTCTACACCATTATCTGATATTGAAGCGGCAATCGCTCAATTCAAGTTAACAAATGGCAACAAAGCTCCAGATTATATCGTTATGACTGAAGCTACTTATGCATTATTCAAACGTTCTAAACAAGTTAAAGACGAATTATATCGTGATGGATTACAACCTCGTATCATCAAAGATGGTGAAATCGCTGACTTATTCGAGTCAAACGGTTATCCAACTTTAGAAATCGAAAAAGGTTTCACTACTTTAGAAAATGCTGACGGTACAACTTATGATGTTGCACACTTAGAAGACAACAAATTTGTTTTACATGCTGCGATTATGGGTGCTACGTTAAGTGGTCCTGCTGCTGAAAACAACTTCGCTAAAGGTAAGTTTGCTTATCGAGTAATTTCTCAAGATCCAATCGGAGAAAAAACAATCGTTGGTGAAGTAACATTACCTGTTTCTAAAAACTTTAATGGAAATGTAATTGTGACTGTCTAATTTAGACAGTCTCTTTTATTAATTAATAGGAGGACTTAAGGATGCCAAAAGTATATGTAGATAAAGGTACTGTAATTCACAAAGGACAGGCTTATTTTAGACAGTCTTTAGACCTTACTCAAGAAGAGTATGCGAATGTAAAAGACTTAGTGACAATTGAAGATGCAACTGAGACAACTGAAAAATCTTATAAAGATTTAGATGTAGAAGAACTGAAAGCACTAGTCGAAGAAAAAGGCCTGGAAGTCGTTGCTACAGGTAAAAATGGAGCAGTAAAAGCTGACTACGTGAAAGCATTAGAAGAAGCAGCAGAATAATGTAAAGGTGTGATGTTATGGAAACATTGGAACAACATCAATCATTAATCGATGGCACAGTGGCATACATGAACATCATGCCATTACCTGATTATATTAATGAAGTACCAAGTGAAGACTTACCGAAGTATTTGTTTTCGGCCATTCAAGATATTAAGGATTACTTCCCTAGTATCGAGTTAACACCGAGAATGGTTTATCTACAACTTGATTACAATTTAGAAGCGGAAGAAGAAGGTTTTGGAGTGCTTAAGCGCCATAACGTTGAAGACTATACAGTTAAAGATGTTAAAGTCGTATTCAATCATGAAAAGCTATCTCCATCGCTACTAGCGATTATAGATGGAATACTAGCTGAGGAACGAAAGACATCCACAGGTAGAACAGGGAGGTTGATATAATGAGACCTCCAATGAATCAAAGAGTATTAGTCAATAAAGCGGTTCTGAATGAACATGGTATACCTACGACTGATAAATACGGAAGGCCTTTAACGAAAAGAGTAGAGTCTAAAGCTCGTGTCAGACGTAAGTCGAATTTGATTATTACACCAAGTGGTACTGAAACAAATACGAATATCGAAATTGATGTACCTTCTCAAATGATTGTCAAAGAAGGAGAAGAAATCAGTTATATCGATATGGATGGTAACGATGGTACAGGTAAAGTTATCTCTTACGAGGAAGCAACTAACGTTACAGGTTCACGCGTACTTTTCAGGACGGTGTTTGTTGATGGCCGATGAGTATTTTAAATTTGAATTTGATGATAGTTACAAAGAACTGCAAAGTTACTTTAAAAAGTTTGATCAACGCTTTACTAAGATCGTTATTCAAGAACTCGGTAAGTTTGGATTAAGAGTAGAAGAAGTAGCAAAAGCACTTGCTCCACGTGATTCAGGAGACTTAGAAGACTCAATAAATACTTCTAAAGTAATAGTTGAAGGTAAAACATTCTCGATTACCATAGGTACTAACATGAAATACGCTCTAAGAATTCATGAGCAGCCTGAAAATAAAGGTGTTAGGCCTAAGTATCAAAGAGGTGTTAAATTCCCTGAATACTATAAAGATGGACGTGGAGAGAACACACGTAACAAACCGAATGTTAATGGATATAAGCCAGGAAGAAAGTATCTTACTAATGCAGTTAAAGTTACTGAAGACGACTGGAATATAATGTGCGAAAGAATTCTAGCGCGAGTATTGGAGGGTTAGACTGATGATACAAGAGTCAATCATGAATCTGTTAAGAGAAAATATAGCTGGGCTTACTTGGTCAGTCGACTACCGTACATTGGGTGACAATACAGGTACAGTATATTCGGATGGTGGAGAAAAGCCTGGTATATATGATGATGAAATGAAATATCCGCACTATCAAATCTATATCAGATCAAGTGATTTTGATAGGTGCAAAGACATAGCTTTTAAAGTCTATGCATTGCTCCATAAAAAGAGCGGTTGGTTAATTAACGAGCAAAACAATGTAATACATGTTTACTTCATCGAAGCGTTGTCTGAGCCACTTAGAATAGGTGTAGAGGATAATGTGATGGAGTATAGCATTAACTTTAGAACAACTTTAAGAATTGAAAACTAAAGCATATTTAGACATCTGAAACGATGTCTATTTTTTATGCAAAAAACAGGAGGAATAAATTATATGAACGCATTTGATAAAAGTATCATGTTCGGTATGGCTAATTTTAAATTGACAGGTACAGACAGCAAAGTTCTCAACTTTGATGGTAAAGCAACAGGAGATGGTACTAGCTTCTTACAAACAGAAGGTGGGGTTCTTACTATTGAACCTAAGTTTAAGGAAATTCAATTTGAAGATACTGGTGAAAGTGACATCGACAATCGAGTTGTCGGTTGGGAAGTAAAAGTTAAAATGACTGTATCTCAAGAAACTCTAGAATTGATTCAATTGGCGATGGCCGGTGCACATGCTATTAAGGATAGTGCAGGGTCAAAATTGATTGGTATTACAGATGGTCCATTAGGTTCATCTAACCGAGATCGTGGAGTAAAAATGGAAATCCACCCACGCCAATTAGCAGCTGAGGATAAATCTATGGATATCGTTATCTATAAAGTTGCATCTACATCAGGATTCGAACGAGCATTTAAAAATGAACAAGGTAAATTTGATTTAGAATTCGTAGCTTATCCTAAAGATAACTTTGATATGAGTCAACCAAACAACTTCTTCCAAATCGGACAAGCTACAGCTGAATAACAATATAGCCCTACTTATGCTAGTAGGGTTATTTCTATATTTATTTAAATAATTAATTGAAAAGAGGAATAAAACATGACAAACGAAGTAAAAGTATTAATAACTCAATACGTTAATGAAAAAGGTGTATTAAAAGACGATAGTAAAAAAGAAATAGTAATCAAAGCGATGCGACCATATCAGTTCTTTGCTATTACTAAAGTTTTAAAAACGTTAATCAATGAGCTAAATGCTGATGAAAATATCAACGGTGCTTTAGTAGGATTATTCGATACGGTAGAAGAAGGTATGGATACTAAAGATTTATTAAGTGCATTATCAGCTCAGTTCGTTAAGGATTCAGCTGGATCAATCGGATTATTATTAGAGGTTGCTCCTGAAAGTGCTTTAAAACTGATTTCAATCTTATCCGATGTGCATCCTGATCAATTAGAACTTCAAGAGATGGATACATTCTTTGATGTTGTAGATGCAATTGCAGAAGTTAATGACTTAGCTAAGGTTGTTGAACGTGTAAAAAAGTCTACGAAAAGTTTTCAGAAGAGTCTCAAATGGGGCGAGAAAGTTACTCAAGCGACTCTAAGTCCAGTGAACTAAGTGGTTATGAGCTTGAAGATGCTCTCGTATATAAGCTTGCGCATAAATTAGGTGGAAGGTCAGAAATCATTGATATGCCACTTGAAGAAGCGTTAGCTTATTTAATTATCATTATTGAACAGGAAGAGCAACAGGCAGAAGCGAAGAAGTGGGATTTATATATGAATCACATGTCACGTATTAATGCGAATCCTGCACATAACGATAAAGAATCGAAACGGAGATATGAATTCATTGAAACCATAAATCCTATGAAAGAAAATAAAGCACTAGAAATGCCTAAAGAATTAGAGTGGAATTTCGAGCAACTTGAACAATTAAAAGCATTACAAACTTAATTAATTATTTAAATGAATATATAAGGAAAGGAGGATAATATGGCTAACATACAAGAAATAGGCACTAAATTTACGATGTCTGTAGATGGGATGTTGAATAAGTTCAAGGTACTTGAACAGAACTTTGATAATTTGCCAAAAGTTGCTGAAAAATCAACAAAGCGTATGGATAAAGCATTTGGTGCTATAGATGATTCACTTAAGACATTTGACAAGCGTTTATCTGAAACGGGTAAAGATTTCGACACTAAGAAGTTGCAGTCTGAATTACAAAAGGCTCAAAAGGAATTTAAAGATACAGGTAATATCAATAAAGAGACGATGCAATCACTTCAAAAGGAAATTAAGAGTGTTGATTGGAAGTCTTTAGATGCAAATTCACGTGATACATTTAAAACTGTTATTCGTAATGTTAACAGTGTAGAGCGCAATATGAATAAGCTGAATGATGTTAAGTTTCTTGAAGGACTACCTGATGATGCGAAAGAAGCAGGTAAGCATTTACTAGCACTACAAAAAGATGTTGAGAAGACAAGTAAATCACTTGAGAAAACTGATGATAAGGTTGATTTTAATAAGCTCAATAGTGAGCTCAATAAAGCTAAAAAAGAATTACAATCAACGGGTAAGGTTGCAGATAACACACTTGATCAGATAAATAAGGATATTAAAGATGTTGATTTTGAATCGATGTCTATGAGTGCTAATGTAGCATTCGGTAAGGTCGAAGAACGTGCTGAACAACTCGATAGAAAACTTAGGAACGTTGGAGAGGATGTTAATCTATCTAATTCTACTAAAAACATTTCTGAGGACATTGATGGCGCAACTGGTTCGGTTGGTGGCTTGAAAGGTGCATTTAAAGGATTAGGACCTGTTATTGGAGGCGCATTAGCTACTGTAAGCATAACGGAATTTACAAAGAAGATAGTTGAATCTACTGCTGAAATTGAAGCGTTAAACTCTCAGTACGAACAAGTTATGGGCAAAATGAAGAATACAACTGATAAGTATCTTGGAGAGATGGCTCAGAAGTATAATGTGCATCCTAACGAATTAAAGAAGTCGATGCTTCAATATCAAGCGATTCTTAAATCGAAAGGATTAAATGAACAAGATGCATACGAAACTTCTAAAATGTGGTTAGAACGTACTGTTGACGGTTCAGCATTTGCTAATGAATCGATTGAAGAATCAACTGGACGTATGATGGCTGTTATTAAAGGCGAATACGATTCTGCAGATACAGTTATGATTAACTTGTCTCAAACAATGCTTAATGATAAAGCTCAAGAGAAATACGGTAAGAAATGGGAGCAGTTAAGTGTTACTCAACAGGAACAGCTAAAAGTACAAGAATCAATAAGACAACATACTTCAGCTGGTGTACTTGGTCAGGGTGTAAAAGAAGCGGATAGCTATGAAAAGAACTTAGCTCAATTGAAGAACACCTGGAAAGACTTTCTTGCTTCTTATGGTGGACCTGCGCTAGATATCGCTAATAAAGGTTTGAAAGGCGGTATCAAAATCATTGAAGGTATGGCTAAAGGGTTTAGTACTATCGGTAAATTGATTAAGGAACTAACTGGTGGTAAACAAGTTAACATACTTCAAAAGCTAGGTTTTAGTAACGGAGAAGCAAATAACATCATAAATTGGTTCAATACGTTAAAACAACAATTGTCAATTGCAGGACGGGCTATAAGTGACTTCGTCAAAGATGGTTTCGGTAAAATCAAAGCGTTTTTTACTGGACCTGATGGGCAACAGATTATGCAAGCTTACAAAAATATATTTAACGGATTGCTAGCTGTCGTGAAATTTGTTATGCCAGTAGTTCTGTATATAGTTAAAGATATATTTGGAAACATAACAGGTTTCTTAAAAGGGTTGTTTCAGTGGTGGAAAGGCTTATTACAAGTCTTTGCAGGTCTATTTACAGGTGATTGGAAGAAGATGTGGGAAGGTGTCAAAAATCTATTTTTTGGCGCAATAAAGATGATATGGAATGGTGTCCAATTATTATTCTATGGAAAACTGCTTAAAGGCGGTTTAGCCTTTGCTAAATTATTCGCCGGTAGCTTTAAATCCATGTGGAAAGGTATCCTCAATTTATTTAAGAATTTCGGTAAATTTATATGGGATACTTCAACAAAAGTATCGAAAAACGTCATTGGTGCTTTCAAGAATCTATGGACAGGTTCAATGAATATCATAAAGAATTTAAAATCAGGACTTTATAATTCTTGGGTGTCTATAAAGAAAACAACAGTAGATGCAGCGGTTGGATTAAAAGACGGTGTCGTTGGTGCATTTAAAAACACTTGGAATGGTATAAAAGGATGGATTAAATCGATTAAAGATGGCGTAGTCGGCATGAAAGATTCCGTCATTGAAACAGGTAAAAAGATGGCGTCTGGTCTAAAGGATAAAGTCGTTGGTGGACTAAATTCTATGATCGATGGCGTAAACTGGGTAGCTGATAAATTAGGAATGGGTAAACCATTATCTAAAATTGATGCTAGTAAATATTCTACAGGTACCGGAGGGCATCCTGAAGATGGATGGGCAACTGTAGGAGATAAAGGTCCAGGTAACGGAAAAGGCACAAGAGAAATTGTTCAATTCCCAAACGGACGCACAGCATTATTCGAGAAAGAAACAACGTTCTGAATGCCTAAAGGAACACATGTTTATAACAATAAGCAAACTGAAGAATTATTAGAACCTGCTAGGTATTCAAGAGGTACTCCTGGTATGGGAATGCTTGTTAAAGCGACTAGTAATGCAATTACGAGTTCGACTAAACTATTTGGTGCAAAAAATACTAGGAAGGCACTTGATTATACTGCTGAAAAAGGTGCAGAAGTTGAGAAAGTAACTAGAGCTGGTGCAGAAATCGCTGGAGACATTATGGATTACATTGAAAATCCTAGTAAATTAGTAGATCTTGCGATGAAAAAATTCGGAGTAGACTTTAGTGGAATCTCTGGATTACCTGGCGACATGATGTTAAGTGCTTATAAGAAGCTAAAAAACCAAACTGTAAAGTTAGTTACAGGTTGGATAGATGAAGCAACAGGTGGCAATGCAGACGGTACTGAAATTCTTGGATGGCCGATGACTACACCATATAGTCCTAACGCAGCAGTGCCAGGATATCCTACTTCTTTCAATGGCGGACGACACTATGGTATCGACTTAGGTATACCATCAGGAACAACAATTCATGCGCCGACAAGTGGTATTGTTTCTCAACAATCCAACTATGGTGGTGGTATGGTAGCACGTTTGTTATCAGGTAAAATCGCTCAATACTTCCTACATTTAAGTAAGGTATTGAAAACAGGACCTGTTAAACAAGGCGACGCGATTGCTAAGTCTGGTAATAGTGGAGCTTGGACTACAGGCGCCCATTTACACTATCAAGTAGAAAGTCCTGCATCTGCAGAGCTTACTAATGCTAACACACTAGATCCTGTTAAGTTCCTGAAAGGTAAAGGCGGCGGTGGTGCAGGAATACTCAAAAGTGTTTCAGCTCCTGGTAATATATCAAACTGGATTTCTAGTGCTATTAAAAGAACGAGTGTACCATCAACCTGGGCTCCGTATCTTAAAACTATTGCTAAATACGAATCCGGTTTTAATCCTGCAGCTGTTCAAAATGGTTATGTTGATGTTAATACAGGTGGAAATGAAGCGCGTGGATTAATGCAGGTAACTCCTCAAACATACAGAGGTTTGATGGGAACAACTGAAGGTATGATGAATCCTATTAATAACATTACTGCTTCAATCAAATGGATTAAGTCTCGTTACGGAACAGTAACTAATATTCCGGGTATGGCATCTGGTACATGGCGCGGTGGTTATGCGAATGGCGGTATCATTCCTAAAGATTCTATTTATCGTGGTGGTGAAGAAGGTAAAGAGGTTGTAATTCCTACTGTTCCTAAGCGTAAAAATCGTGCAAATCAACTCATAGCTTTAGCTGATAGAATGGTTAATGGTAAGCCTAAGCGTTATGCTGGTGGTACTAAAAAACCATCTACTCATAAAGTAAAATGGGGAGATACGTTATGGGATATTAGTCGTAAAAATGGTACTACAGTAAAAGCGCTGCAATTATTAAATGGTATTAAAAATCATTTAATCTATCCTGGTCAGATTATTAAATTAACAGGTGCTATTACAGGATTAAAAAAGAATGTATCACAACAATCAAAGACGCATAAAGCAACAGTACAGGCATTAAGTAAAGCACAAAGAATGTACAATACGGGTAGTGCTATCGCTAAACGAGGTAAAACGAGCGGTAAAGTTACTGGTAAAGAAGATATTGCTATCGGTAACTTAATCATGGCCAACATGAAGAATATTGGTAAGTTACCTGTTGAGAAGATGCAATCTAATCTTAATGCAATTAACAAGAAGATAAATTCAGTCATTGCATCAAATGAAGGTAAGATAGCAACTCTAAATAATAAGATTGTAAAATCTTCTAAGTCTGCTGAAATTAAAGGTGCAAGCAGAGAGATACAAAACCGTAAGAATAATATCGCCACACTCAATAGCAAGATTAAAAAGACTTCAAACAAAAAACTTATTGCTAAATATAAGAAAGATATCAAAGCGCATCAACGAAAAATAAGTTCGCTTGAAAATAAAATTAAACGTGCTACTAATAACAAAGTAGCAAACAATGCACGTGCAGATATTGCTGCATATCAAGCACAAATCAATAGTTTGAAGAAGTTGAAACAAAGCGAAGTATTGAAAACTAATTTTCTTGATAGTTTAGTCAAACATAAACAACGACTACAGAATCAACTTAATAAGAAAAATGAAGAGCGCAAAGCATTAACAGAATCGAAAATGTCGTTTAGAGATAGCATAAGAGATTCTTATCGTGGATTAGCAGGCTTTGAAGCGGCAAAAGGTAATACATCAAAAGACTTTATAGCATTTATGAAGTATCGACTTAACAGAATGAAGAAGTTTGCTGCTAATGTTTCTAAATTAAGACAGATGGGATTAGATCCTACAATCTTAAGAGAAATTCTTGCAGGTGGTATCGAAACTGCTATACCTCGTGTAGAAACTTTAGTCGGTGGAGGTAAGAAGAATGTTCTAGAAATTAATAAGCTGCAGAAACAAGTGTTAAGCTATGTTAACAATCTTTCAAATGAACATTCTCGCTTTGGTTACGATAATGAAATTAAAGCTAAAGACAAAGAAGTTTCATCAATCAAGAAACAACAGATATCTTTGCAAAGTCGAGCAACTAGCTATTTGACTGCTAAACCTAAAACCAAGCCTAAAGTAAAACCTAAAGCCCTTGTTAAGAAGACTGTAGCATCAAAGGTTAAAGCTAAGGTGACACCTAAAGCAAAACCTAAAAAAACAAGAACTCATAATATTAAATGGGGCGACACATTAGGTGGAATTGCAGCGAAATATCATACATCTGTATCTGCTATCAAGAAATTGAATGGTTTAAAATCAGATATGATTTACGCTGGAAGAAAGCTTAAGATACCAGGATATGCTAAGGGTGGCATTGTAAATATCCCTCAAATAGCATGGATTGCAGAGGGTGGCTTTGCAGAATCGATTATCAGTCATGATCCATCGCAACGTGTTCAACAGCAGAAGATATGGAAAGATACTGGCGATAAGCTTGGATTCACTAAAGATGATGCACTTACTATGCGAATGATTCAGCTACTAGAAGAGCAGAGAGAAATTCAAAGAGCAATAGCTCAAAGAGATACTGTACTTCAAATGGACGGTAAGGCAGTCGGTAAACAGATTGCACCTCATATAGATAAGGAGCTTGCTAGAATTATGGAACTTGGGAAACGAGGTGTAAGACATGGTGGATAGACTTAAAGCAGGATTTACTATTTATGATAAGCACTCAAGCGAGTTATCTTTGGAAGTATATGATTATACTTTTCCTACACCACAGATGAGAGAAATCAAAGAAACCATTCCTTTTATGGATGGAGAATACGATTTCTCTTTTTTATATGGAGAGCCTTCATATGATGAGCGTATTATAACAATGGACTCTAGGTGTTATATTAACGACTATGAAAGACGCACTAAGCACATAAATTACCTGAAAGAGTGGTTAATAGGCAAACCTAAAAATAAGTTTATTTCTGAATTCTATCCAGGGTTGGAATTCAATATGAGGTGCAGCAGTTTTGAATTTGATATAACCGCCTATGGATTTGATTTAAAATTAATATTTACAGGTGATCCTAAAGCAAAAATGTCACTTACAGGAAAGTTGGTGATTTAATGTACAAAATCATACTGACTAACGCTACAAATGATAATCAAAAGGTAGTATGGGATGTAAAGAAGGATATAAAACTTTTGAGAAGTGCCAGCATGCAGAAACAAGAAGATGGAATTGATTCTGTTTCTATATCTCCTGTGCATAACTTTGTAGAAAACAGTGCAACGTTTATACAACCCTACAATACTTTAATCGAAATAATAAACGAAAAAACAAATGTAATAGAATTTAAAGGAAGAGTTTTATCACCAGAATCAGAAATGACTGATTCTGGACTTTTTACACATGAACTTATCTTCGAAGGTGCCGAAGCTTATCTTAAGGATTCGATACAAAGTTATTCATTTGAGTTTGATAAATTGCCAGTAGAAAATCTTAAGAAAGTTATCGCTCATCACAATAATGAACTGAAAAATGAAGCTTATAAGCATTTTAAGGTTGGTAACGTTACAGTTGAAAAGAATATCATACCATCGGACGAAAACTATAATGAAGAGTTGAAATATTTTAAACGATCTGATGATAAAGATACGTATGAAACGTTAATGGATTTAAAGGAAAAGTATGGTGGGACGTTTATATTTGAACCGACTAATGATGTCACTTTGGTCCATTGGTTAAAGGAAACTGGGAACTTAACGAATACCGTCATAAAAATAGGTAAGAACTTAAAGAGCATTCAGAAGAAATTTGATGCGTCTGAGGTTATTACAAGATTGAAGCCTTTAGGTGCAAGCTCTGAGACAGCTAATGGAGATGAAATCAAGCTAACGATTGCTGAAGTTAACAATGGAAGTCCTTATATTGATATACCGCAACTAATTAAGTTATTTGGCATTCAGACTGGCACTGTAACTTTTGATGATAAACATACACCGGAAACTTTAAAAAAAGCAGCAGAAGATTGGATTAAGGAGCACGAAAAAAAGCAGGCTAGAATTTCTCTTTCTTTAGATGCTTTGGATCTATCGTACTTAAAATTAGACCCAGACGAGTTTAAGATTTACAACAAACATCGTGTTATATGCCCTCCATTAAATATAGATGAAGATCTAAAGATTATCAGTATTAAGGTAGACTTGCTTAAACCTTATGATAAAGAAGTCTCATTTGGAGAGAGGGAACTTGGATATGCTGAGCTTGAAAAAGAGCGGAGTATAAAGAATACAAACCTAATTATCAATAAAACAGTACCTGGTATTATCGATAGACAGACGGGTGGCATTAACAGGGATGTAATGGTTTTAAATGATTACAAAATAACATTTGAAGATTTAAAATTACATCAAAGCAATCTGTTAGATGAAGTTAACCAGATTTTAAATAGTGAATACTTAGTTGATAATGAAGTGAGGGCCGACTTATTATTAAAGGCACAGAATGTTGAATCCCTAAGTAACACTATAAAAGATGCACTTGAAAGTGCTGACGAAAGAACGATTAATGCTACTAAGCTAGTAGTCCTTCAAAATAAAATGAATGCTTACAGGTTATCTCTTAAATCATTCGTCATAGCTAAAGAAGGAGCTAAAATATCTCTATTGAAGCGATTACAAATCTTGCAATCGCAATATACAGAGAAAAAGTTTTCAGATACTTTAAAGAGCGTAGCAGAAAAGTTTGGACTAACTGTAAATCAATATAACGAACTTATAGGAGAACCGAATGTTGTTCAAAAAGCGATTTCAGTAGTTACAGAACAGACTGATAGTAAACTTGCAAACTATGTAAAATCACAAGATTATCAGACAGACAAAAATGGCATTGTTGAACGCTTGAATAATTCAGATAGCGAAAGACGGCAATTATCTAATCAGATAGCAGATAGAGTAACAATTACTGAATATAACAACGGTATAGAAGCGATTGAACAGAATACAGACCAGAAATTATCTACAATGAAAACTGAGACCCTTCAAGATGGCAAGAAGATATCGCAAGAAGTATCTCAACAGGTGTTTAATACGAGCAGTAAGACTTTGAATCAAACATTATCACAATACATCAACAGTATCTCGACAGGACATCAGTTTACTTATGATGAGAATGGTAATATCACTAATTTCACTATAGGTTCAAGTGGGATTAAGTTGAACGGTAGAGTGATTGATATGAACGATGGAGATGTAACTATTCAGAATGGTGTTACTACAATCACTGATGCTTATATTCCTAAGCTATTTAGTAAGAAAGCAACAGTTGAGTATCTTGATGCAATCGGAATTACAGCTAGAACGCTACAAGCTAAGGATAAACAGGCTAGTGTCAATATTGAGAACGGATCAATCACAATGAATCGTGATAGTGGTGCTCGTATGGATATTGGTTTAGATGGTATTCAAAGTTTTAATAATGGTGGTTCATTACGTTTCAGCTTAACACCAACATTAGTAACAACTTCAGCAGTAGGAACTTCTGTTAGTAACGTGTATTTAGGTGCAGCACCTACAGGGGAAGCACGTATCGTTGATATGAACGGTATTCCCGGAGATGGAGCGATTGGTAGTTATGCTTACAGACCAATACGAACTTTAGCGATTAAATTCCCTTTGAAAGCGAATGGATATATAGGGATTGATGGTAATGAGTTAAGGATCATGTCAGATGGTTTAAATGATGGTGGATTTAAAAATATCAGAGCAGACAAAGGGTACTTCGCTACCGTTGATATGAATAATGAAATCAATGGTACTCACTTCTATATCAGGCCTAAACCAGGGGGCGAACTCAGAGCGACTTATAATAATGGCGGAGACACTTCGTATGCAAACATTCGTTCAGATGGTATCTATGCACCATGGATTGATTACAACGGACATATTGCAGGTTCGCACTTTTATGTCAGACCTGCCTACGGTGGAGAAGTAAGGCTTACTAATACAGGTACTACTGATCAATTCGCTAGTCTACGCTCGAATGGTATTTACGTGCCATGGATAGACTTCAATGGTCAAATTCCAGGATCACATTTGTATATTAGGCCGGGATCAGGTGGAGAAGTGAGATTCACCAAGACCGGAACGACTGACCAATTTATTAATATTAGGGCAAATGATGGTGACTTCAATCAGATTTCCTATAATAAATGGGTGCAAAAATCTAGAGAAGAATGGAAAACAGGTATTCGTAAGTGGGAAATGAATGCTTCTGAAGTTCTTATTAATGAAGTAGATATTTATGAATTCTATTATAAGAATGACCTAGACTACCTTACTAGAGGCTCGGTTATTGGTGATGGCTATAAAGTTCCTGATTTTTGGCTCTCAAAAAGCAAGAACGGAATAGACAACACTTCTGTAATCTGGACATTAGCAAAAGCATTACAGGAACAGATTAAAAGAAACAATGATTTAGAAAACAGATTAAAAATATTGGAGGATAAGTTAAATGGATAATAATAATCAACCACAACGTAACTTAGAAAAAGAAGTGGCATTACTACAACAACAACTCATGATGGCGGTATCGGATAAAGTGATGTTACAAGCAATGTTAGATGATGCTTTAGAAGAATTAGATCAAATTAAGAACGATAATCAAGAAGTTGCAGAATAATCTGTAGCTTCTTTTTTATAAATAAAAAACAGGAGGTCATTCAAATGACAGAAAAAATTCAAGAGTTTTACTTAGTAGAAAGAAATTCAAGTGGGTCAGAAAGTTGTTTAACACGCAATTATTCAAATGGATTTGTATCAGGCGCTACACCAAACACTGCTTTTAAGTTTAAAGAAGAGGAGCAAGCGAAACAGTTCTGTAAGATGCAGAATATGTTAGCAGCAATCTTCGACAATGGAACAAAAACTTTCTATGTAAAACAAGATGTTGAACGTACTAAGTACAATGAAAATGGGGAAGTAGTCGTAGAAGAAACGTTATAAGAGGTGGTGAAAAATGTGGATAACAATCGGAGGAATGAATTTGGAAAATATCGAGATGCTTAAAATTTATTTATATGGAGGAGATATCAGATTACTACACTTCTTATGTATATTGATGCTAGTAGACATCGTGACAGGTATTGCTAAAGCGGTGTATAACAAGAATTTATGGTCGAGAAAGTCATTATTCGGCTTTGCTAGAAAATTGATGGTATTCTGTATCATCGTATTGGCTAACGTGATTGATCAGATACTTCAATTAAATGGTGGATTGGTCATCGTCACAATTATGTTCTACATCGCCAACGAGGGGCTTTCTATTATTGAAAATTGTGCACAGATGGGTGTGCTAGTACCTGCAAATATATCAGAGAAATTAGCAGTTATCTTAAGTGAGAATGATAAGCAGTCAATTACAACAGAAGTGAAAGAAGAATTCACAGCTAAACATTCAAAAGATTTGCCTGGGGGACAGGTTGATGTAAGCGTTAAAGTTCAGTCAGAAAAAAACGAAGAAATAAATTAAGGCAGCTCACTATACGAAGAGATTAAACAAGAAATAAAGACTATAAAAGCAGAAAAGATATCTTAAACAGTTGGATCAAACATCTTATTTAAAAGGAGAATTCAAATGATGACTGAGGTTAATAAATCTATATATCTAGATGTAGCAAGAAGATATTACGATATGCAATCTTTGTATGAAGTAGTAGATATTGTATACGAAAATGAACAGAAAGAACTCTTTCTGCACCTATCAGATAATGAAGCATTTAGGGTGGAGATGAATCTTTTTAAGAAGACACCTTATAAAGCGTATTCAAAGCAAGAAATTAATGATCTGTGTAAATACGCATATGAACGTAATGTAATGATCATCCCAGTGTTAGACATACCTTCGCATTCAGGGGGATGGTTGAATCTACTCAAACTTAATGATGAAGAGAGATACAATAAGGTTGTCTCTGATTTTGATGAACACACTGTAAACTATTGGGACGATGGAGAGCCTATTAAATTTATTAAGAGTATGATTGACGAGATTGCAGATGCATTCAAAATTCCTGGATATAAAGGGGAACAGATATTTCACCTTGGAATGGATGAGGTGCCTGCTGCTATAAGTAATCAAAAATGGCTTTTTTGGTTTATGGAACATCTTTTCAAGCACGTTGAATCTCACAACTATATACCGGTGATATGGAACGATCAAGTAACCCCAAAGTTTCTAGAAATGGCTTTAGATGCTGGGATGAGAGACAGTTTAAGATTCAGTTATTGGCAACAAAGCCTAAAAGGTACTGTATCTCCTGATGATATAATGAATAACTTCAAACTCTATAACGGAAACTCTTACCCTCAGACGTTCAGCGCAAAGACGTTAGATTCGAAGAAGGATATGGAATACATGAAACAGCATTCAGGGATTGATAAATTTAATGTTATAGGAGACATAACGTATGAAGCAAAAATAAGAAATGTTTGTGGCTCGTTACTTACGCTATGGGGAGAGGATTCAGAATCTCGTCCAGAAAAGGAAATTATCACAGAACTAAGAAGAATGTTTACCGCATTCGTACAGGAAGCTAAATAGTAAGAGGATGTTAAAACATAAATGATAAGCATTAGGCAGATAGCCTGATGCTTATTTTAATTGGAGGAATTTATAAATGAATAAAGAACTACAGTTAGCTTTGACGCGTTTAGTCGTGCTATTAATCGCATTAATCAATTCAGCTCTAGCGCACTATGGAAAGCCGTTAATTAAAAGTGATGAAACTTTTATCTACCAAACATTAAGTGACTTATTTTTAATTGGATCTATTGCCTGGAGTTATTGGAGAAATAACAATATTACTCGCAATGCACAGCAGGCACAAGAATTTAAGAATGTATTAGATATCGAAAAAAACAACGAAAATATGGAGGAAAAATAATTATGGCTAAAAATAAAATCGGTACTTGGAATGGTGTTCCTGTTTATACAGATTTCTTACCTATCGGAACAAGAAGAACAGGACAAAGATTGAACAGTGGTAATCCTAAATTCGCAGTATTCCACGACACAGGAAACCCTAACACAACAGCACAACAGAACGTGAACTACTATAAGAATACTTATATGCAACCATGGGATAGTGTTGCATCAGCACATATCTTTGTGGATGATACTGAATGTATTATCTGTATTCCTGTAACTGAAAAAGCATGGCATGTGATTTACAATACACCAACAGATAACGCTTGGTATGGTGCAGATGCAAACGATGTAGCTTTTGGTGTTGAAGCATCATACTACAGTGATAGAAATAAATCTCTTAAATCTTTAGATAATGCTTGTCGAATTATGGCTGCGTTATGTAATTCGTGGGATATTAATCCACACACGAATATGCCAGGGCATCAAGATATTCAGGCCGACAAACAAGACCCAGGTAATCTATTAGCTGCTTGCGGTTATAATAGACGTGATATGACTGTGATTGACAATCTAGTTGTGAAATATATGAATGGCGATGCACCTGTTAAGAAAGTAGCACCTGCACCTGAAAAAGTTGTGAAACAATCACCACCTGTTAAAAAACCTGCAACAAAAGGTTCTAAACGCATTAAGGCATGGTCAAAGAAACCTCACTATAAAGGAACGATTCAATATACTGCATCCTTGAGACAACGTTCAGGTAGTAATTTTAGTAACTATACGTTCAACAAAGAGATTGGAACACTTAAAAAAGGCGAGACTGTCTATATCTTCGAAGAGATTCAAGATGCACAAGGTAATATATGGTGCAGAACATATTCGCCTAGCAATAACGGTTGGGTTCATAAGCATACAATTAAATAAATGAACAAAAATCCCTACATTCAAAATAAGAGTGTAGGGATTTTTGTTTGTTAACTATCTATTTATCCAAATTTATTTTAAATATAGATAACAATGCTTTTACTTCTGTTACTAACAGATACTTGTTCATATAAAAGTTATTATCTTGAAAAGAATGAATTTTCTATTGTGATAAAATCATGTTGTGTTCTTTATTGTCTCCCTTAATCATTTTCAAGATTTAGGAGTAATAGTTTTAAAAATATATACGGGAATTTATTATTTAATTATGATTAACACGGAATATAGTTTATAATTACTGTTAAATAGCAAAATAAGATTTAAGGAGTCTATCATGTTAGATATTACAATAAAAAACATAGGGATATTAAATAATATAGAAATGAAAATAGATGGCATTACAGTAGTAGGAGCAAAAAATGATAGTGGTAAAAGCACAATCTCTAAAGTGCTAGGCACATCATTGTTAAGTATGAATAAATATAAAGATGTATTTCTTGATTATATTAATGATCAAGTCAGAAGTATCTTTTTTAAAATCGAAGGAACGTTAGAAAATAACTTGAATAATCATGGTTCACAAATACTAAAAACGATTGATGAATTACCTTTAGAATATAAAAATTATTTTAACCTTGGCACATTTGAGCCATATAATATTTATATCGATTTAAGAATAAGAAGCACAAATGTTAAGGATATTGATAATAGAATAGATAAAATGATTAGAGTATTTTCATTTATTAAAAATCATTTTTTTGATTATATAACTGATAATGATAAAAATAGGTTATCTAGCTTAATAAAAGATTTAGATGACATTAAAGGAATTAAAATAAAAGATGTAGAAGAAACTTTACTTTTAAGATTTTTTGCAAAAAGTTTTAGAGAAAATCTAGTTAATTTTCATTCTTTTGAACCATCAAGGATTTCAATTAAAGAGAATAGCAATACGATCTTTGAAATGAATTTTGATAAGCAAAATCGTCTAAAGAAACATTTTATAGGAAATACTTCTATTAAAAATATAGCATATATAGAATCTCCTCAAATTATAGACCATTTATTTGAATCTATACTGAATAGATTTGATGATAGTAATAAATTAAAGTACACTAATCAACTTCAATATATGTTGACTAACCAATTTAAAAATAATCCATTATTTGATGATAATTCAAATAGAAATTTTGTATTAAATAAGATATTTGAAATAATTGAAGGTGAGATGAAGGCAGAAACAAGCGAAACTATAGATGAAATATATTTTCAAAAAGGGAACTATAGAATTGAAACGATTAACGTAGCTACTGGAATAAAATCGTTTTCGCTGATTCAACTATTACTAAAAAATAATTGGGTTAATGATGAAATGCTGATAATTATAGATGAGCCTGAAATTAATTTACACCCAGAATGGCAAGTTAAATATGCAGAAATATTAGTTCTAATACAAAAGTATATGGGATGTAAGATATATATAAATACTCATAGCAGTTATATAATTGAGGCGATAGATTTATATTCCAAAAAATATGATCTCAAAAGTCAAACTAATTATTATATGCTAGATGAATACTCATCTGAATTTTTGGATAATGATTTCCGACCTATATTTAAACAACTAAATGGTGCATTTGATATTTTAGACGAAGAAAAAATAAATGATTTTTTAAATTTTGGTACAGAAAATGAGTAAATTATCAATTATTAGCTTAAATAAAATTACAGAACTAAAGAATAAGCGAATAGATACTTTTAAAAATATATCATATAGCAAAGGTAATTGTTTAGTAGAAAGTAAAAAGAATGCTCATGATTTTGATAAGTTATATGATGATTATTGTAAATCTGAAGGTACTAAAAATAAACCTACCGCAGATGCATTAGTAACTAAAAGTAATTGTTATTTTTTTATTGAATTTAAAAATGCAGCAGGTGTTTCCAAAGATATTTTAAATAGTATATTTAATAAAATGGTTAGGAGTCCTGAATGCTTAGGCGATATTTTAGTAAAGTATAATAAAATAAAAAGATGGGAACTAGTTTATAAAAGAAATATGCAATTTATAGCTGTATATTCGTTAAAACATTTTAAATCACACATGATACAAACTACTGAGGGTCATACTGTAAATGTCACTGTTAATCAAAAAATGAGGACACGAGATAAAACTATTATAAGCCACAATAAAGTTCTTAATGATTATATGGAATCTAACAAAGGATATTATAACAAAGTATTATGTATAGATAATGAAGCATTCGAACAATTCGCTAATGTATTATGTCGATAAAGTATCATATCCTTGCTTTCTAAAATTTAAGTAACTACAAAAAAACGACAACAATACTACAAAAGATATCATTCTATGAAGTTTAAAATTTCAGTGAGGGAAGTAAAAACCTTTGATAAAACTGTATTTTGAATTTTACTGAATGTTATTTTTTGCTATACGTGATATGGTCATGATGAATCTGTTAAGAACAAAGTTGAAAAGTAAACTAAAACATAAGGTCTTTAAAGTTCATTACTTATCTGTCATACCATCTGCAAAAAAGAGCTTACCTAAATAAGGTAGTTTTTTTCGGGTAAATAACCGAATATTTAAAAATTCGGTTAAATAGCCGAATATTTGATTAAACAAGTAAATTGTCGTATAATTATATTACACGCAGCTTTATACAATACGCCGAAAAACACATGCGCTGGTCAACGTCGACTATGACCAATAAAACAGTTAGTTTGTCATTGAGTGACTTCTTTGACTAAAAGATATTATATATTGCCTGCAGCGCAAAGCACCAAAAGTTCAGACACCTATATTTATAGGTGTTTTTTTATACTTAAAAGGCACCTTACTGATTATAGTAGGGTGCTTTTTGAATCATATTAATATAATATCCTTGTATTTATTATCTTACTTCGACAATAAAGTTGAACTTAAGTTGCATTTTCTCATGATCATAACATGTTCTGACTTGCACTTCTTGATTGAATTCATCTATTTTTTCAATGACACAATCAATTTCATGTAATTGATGATCATTGTGATAGATTATAGTACACGATGAAGGCATACACGAATAGTGATGTAACTTAACGTTGATTTCAATTATTTGTTCATCGCTTAATGTAGGCATATAAAAATAGTCTTGCGTTTCTATTTGACGTTTTATATCCTCATATTGTTGTGGCATAGTAGCGAATGGCGCCCATTTAATCATGCCACGACCTCTAGGTATGTTTCTTTCAAGATATTGTGAAGGAACATTTTTGTAATTAGTTTCTTCTATTAAGTGTTCTGGAACGGTAGGGTGGTTATCGTTTAAATTGTGGGCTTTCAAAGTTATTCACCACACAAAAATAAAATTTGTCATCTTCATTCAATTCATCAAAAAGTTCAATATCATTCATTTCTTTTAAGAAAGTTAAAGGGCTTCTTTCCTGGACTTCTTTGCTGATCAGAAAAATCATATACTTGAACTCATCACCTAGGTTCATCTGCAGCTCTTTTAAATCATAATCATCTTTCATCTTTTCAAATTGTTCTTCATCAATTAAATCGTATACTCTCAT